GGATATGATAAAAGGAGAAAAGGAAAAAGAAAAGTAAAATATAATAGTAGGGTAATAGAGACACCCACGGTTTTGTCCTTGCTTGCCAGAACTTGTTGCAAGATATGGAGTTACAAAAGAAGACATGTCCTTTGTGGTCCTTGATTTTGACATTTCTGAGAAAATTGGGGTGGTCAATGATGCTTTGTCTTGTTATATTGGATGAAATGGATCAAGATACTTGTTACAGTTAGGACAATCAAATGCAAAACGTACCAGTACGTGAACAGATTCGCAGATTTCTCAATGCCGCCGCAGTTGGCGATTTGCCAGCAGACTATAATTACCCAAATGGACCAAAGAGTGCCCCAGCAAACAATGCCGACATCTTACAGATGTACTCTCCCGATATGGAAGTACAAGTCAACGTAGCAACTGGTCGAGGCACACCCGTCGAAGGCCGAAAGAATACTTGGGAGCAAGACGGACAAGAGTATTGGCACATTCGCTGTCCTAAAGGTGCTATGGATAATCCGAATTGGCAGGATTATACATTACGATGGTCATTGGTTGAACATGCAGAAGCAATTGGCATGACAGGATGGGACTGGGCTAATCGTCGCTCTCGTTGGGTTGCTTTTGACTTTGATGCTATTACCGGGCATGCACCGGGGGTTGGTGTGACTGATGAACGATTACAAGCAATTCGTGAAGCAGCCTTCAACCTACCTTACGTTCAAGTGCGTAAATCAACACGCGGTGGTGGGTATCACTTATATGTATATTTTTGTGATTGGCAACAAGATGATGATGGCGGATATTGGCTAGGTGATGGTGTTGAGTGTCCAAATCATACTTTGCATCAAGCATTGGCTCGATGTATTTTATCCCGCATGTCACAAGAAGCAAATTTCTGTTTTGCTTCTGCTATTGATGCGTGTGGTGGTAATATGTGGATTTGGCATCGTGATGCTAATAAAACCAATGAAGGTTTTACTATTGTCAAAGACAACACTTCTTTGTTCACTGCTGAACAACTCCCAACCAATTGGCAAGATCACGTTGACGTTGTGACTCGCCGTCGTACTAAGATCAAAATCCGTGGAGTCCCTGACTCAGAAGACGAAGATTTTGATACTTTGGCCAGTGGTCGAAATGTTATACCATTGGATGAGGTTCACAATCAAATAATTGAACGTTTAGGTGAAGCTGGATTCTCAACAATTTGGGTGCCTGAATACAATCTGTTGCAGACACATACTTGTGCGTTTGCTCGATTGATGGAAGAGTATCCTGGCGAATATGTTGGCTTCTTTGATACACTTTCCGTAGGTGACAATCCAGGTGAACCAAACTGCTTTGCATTCCCATTATCAAATGGTGGGTGGAGAGTCACACGATTCTCAAAAGGTATCAGAGAACATGATACATGGGAACAAGACGGTAAGTCATGGACTGGTTGCTACTTCAATACACGCCCTGATCTCGAAACAGCGGCACTTGCACAGGGTGGTGCAGAAATTTCTAGTAACGGCGGATATCAATTCGATACTTTAGCATCCGCCAAGCGTACCGCAATGGCATTAGGTGCTGATCTTGGTTTACCTGATTCATGGGATGGGCGTTCAACGCGACTAAAGCGAAACAGTAATGGTCGGTTAGTTGTGATGGTTGAAAAATACAAAGGTGAAAAATCCCCTGGGAAAGGCTGGATTGAAAAGCGAGATTGGTGGGAGAAAGTATTCAAAGTCGAAACCGATCCTCGTGATATTCAAAATTCAGAGTACCCTGAATTTGATAATTTTGTTCGTGCTCTTGTCACCCCTGGTGGTGAACATGCTGGTTGGGCTGTGAAAAAGTCAAACAAAGATGGATGGGATTTACAACCAACTGGCAACGTCAAGTTGATGCTCATGGGGCACCCATTTAATGTTCCCAAGACAGAAGCTGAAGTCGTCATGGGTGGCGTCTTGAATCGACGCTGGGATTTGGTCAACATGCCTTTTCAACCAGAATTCCCTGGTGATCGACAATGGAATTTTCGTGCTCCCCAACTTCGCTATGTACCACAAAAGTTGGGCGACGATGAAGTTCCAAATCATCCATTCTGGGATCGTGTGTTAGATCATATTGGTTATGATCTCAATGAAGCCCTCGAAGATCATAAGTGGTCTACACGATATGGTATCAAGACCGGTCGGCAGTATCTACAACTCTGGATCGCTTGTATGATCCGGGAGCCATTCGAGCCCTTGCCCTACCTGTTCCTTCACGGGCCAGAGAATAGCGGTAAGTCGATTCTGCACGAAGCTATCGGCAAGTTGATTACGGGCGGCATCGTCTACGCCGACAAGGCGTTGATGACAACGAGTGACTTCAATGGTGAATTATCAAATGCAGTTTTGGCAGTTGTGGAGGAAACTGATGTAGCACAAGCAGGCGACAGGGCTCGTAATCGAATGAAAGATTGGGTCACCAGTGAGTTTCTATCAATTCGACGTATGCGCACCGATGCATATCTACAAAAAAACACTCTCCATTTTATTCAAGCATCTAATTCTGAAGAGGCGTGTTTAGTCCAGTATGGTGATACTCGTACAACCATGTTACATGTTCGGGCACTGCTTGGTGACGAAATCCCTAAGACAGTCTTGAAAAAGAATCTTGAAAAAGAGGCACCTGCTTTTATGACAACCATAATGGAAATGGATATCCCTCCTGTAGAAGGACGCTTACGAATCCCTTATATCACTACTGCCAGTAAAGCGAACATGGAGCACCAAAGCTTGAATTCTTTGATGCGTTTCATTGAAGAAAATACTTACAACATCAATGGTGCGATGATTAAATTTGCTGATTTTTTCAAACGATTTCAAGATTGGTTGTCAGAAGATGAGCGAGGTTACTGGACAAATCGACGTGTGACTCGTTCATTACCAACTCGTATATATCCGACTGGTCAAGCTACTGGATCGGGTGAGACGCATGTAGGCAACATTGCTTGGGATACAAACGAAGAGGAAAGTGAACAATTAGTTTTGTCAGGTCGCAGATTACGAACTAAATCTGAAGCCCGTGAACGCGAAAGTAACAAAAAGGATTAAACCTATGAATGAAGAAAGCTTCGATGATCGTTTGAGTAGGGGTTTTGCGATCATGTCGGGACGTAATCAAGATTTACGACCTGACATGGAATACCTCGATGAAGAGGAATCCAATGGCAGTGATTATGGTTTAGATGGAGGATATCTTGATGAAGAATGATGTAGCCGAAGGCAACTTGGCTAGCACAGAGAAAGGTTCTGGCGCAAGACGGAATAGTGGAAAAGTCGATTTTTCACTTGTACCCTTCCATCTGCTGTCTGGTGTTGCCCGTGTCTTGATGAGTGGTGAGTTGAAGTACAATACTCACAATTGGGCCAAAGGTATGAAATTTTCATCAAGCTTTAGTTGCTTGATGCGTCATTTAATCAAGTGGTTCTATTGCAAGGAAGACCTTGATGCTGAGACTGGCGAGCATCACTTGGATCATGCTATGTGTAATCTTTTATTCTTGAAGCACTACACACGCACCTATTCAGAGGGTGACGACCGGCCACAAGAGTTTACGGACTTCGCGGATTGGCTTTCTGACATCAATACTCCATTTGATGCAGACGCATTTGTACATCGTAATCCATTTGTTCTTGGCGAAACCTGGAAACCTCTTCCAAACTTCGATGGAATCTACGAAGTATCTGACAAAGGCCGTGTTCGGTCTATAGATCACCAAGGTATGTATGATGTGATTCAAGGACGTATCTTTACCACTGTGACTAATAGCAGCGGTCAAGAGTTGGTTGCATTATATACCGAGGCAGATGGTTTTGAATCTTTCATAGTTACTGACCTTGTAAAATTGGCTTTTGGAAATGAACAATCAACCTAGTCCTATCGAGTCAGAAGCTACGGTTCGTCTTGTATCAGGTGCAGTTTGGAATTTTGTCAATCATCTGGCAAGTCGTGGACAACCTTTGATCGTTGGTGCTGCATATTCTCGTGAGAGGTTAGAAGCTGAATTTCAAAATTGGGCTGCCGAGCATAAATTAAGACTCGATAATGTCGATGTCAAACTCTGGTTAAATCTCTCAGACACAGGAGCACTCGACTATGCCACATAGCGGCTTTGTTCATTTGAATGGAAATATTTTAGCGGCCGTCGATGTCGAGACAACTGGCCGTATTCCTGGTTTCCATGAGATTATTCAGATTGGTATTCAACCATTAGATTCCGATTTGAATCCATCAAAGGAAGCATCCTCTTTTGATTATATGATCAAACCAGAACACCCAGAGCGTGTTGAGAAAAAAGCAACATCTGTTCATCGGTTAAATATCGATCATTTATTGTTGCACGCTCCCGATAAATGGAAAGTGGCTGATCTATTAGATGAATGGTGGAGTCGGTTAGATTTACCTTTTCAAAAGACGCTTGTTCCTCTGGCTCAAAATTGGCAATATGAGGCAGGCTTCCTAAAGGCGTGGTTGGGTCTGGAATCTTTTAGTCAATTCTTCCACCCCTTTGCCCGAGACACGATGCTGACGGCATTATTCATCAATGATCGAGCTTACAAGCAGGGTATGACAATGCCATTTAATCAAGTCAGTCTGCCTTATTTGTGTCATGTTTTTAATATTGTAAATGACAATCCGCACAATGCGTTGGCGGACGCACGTGCGGAAGCGGCTGTTTACAAAGCAATGTTAAATATGCACATCGAATAATTACTCAGATCGTTTGACCGGGCAGTCTTCACACATCTTCAAGACTACAAGCTGACCATTAAACTCACTATCTTTTGATGTGCAGAGTGAGTTGATCTGAATGCAGCCACAATTTTCAACTGTGTTGATCATCTTTCGGTCTAAGCACTTTGGCCATTTTGGTATGAAGACCCATGCATTTGGATCACGTGGATTGGCACTCTTTGGCTCATAACCATCAGGACATTTAGGCGGCTCCCAACCAGTCTTGGGATAGATCATGGTACCATCCCGTAGAATCTTTGGCTGCTGAAAATCGCGTCTGGCTACCATCCGCTCGTTATTACTGATTGATCGAAAATCCTGTTCAATCCTTAATGGACATTCGGCACAATCTTCAGGCGATACATCTTGACCATGCTGAGAACATGATAAATGGGCACAACGATGAATCTCACCTTTGCTCCCATCTTTATTGTACAGATCAATGGTCCGACGTTTGATACATGGTAGCCAATCCATATCAATCCTCCAAGGAAGCCCCATAGCCAATGGCACTACCACCAATATTCTTTAGTATGAATGCAGTGGAGAAATCTGTCAAGGCTGTTTTGTAAACTTTGACGCCATAGCGACGTAATTGTTTCCCTGTCACTTGTGTTAGTTTCTTCTGAACTTCGTCACTCACATTTGTTTGTATGTACTCTAAGTCATGAGATGTAATAATCTCCGTGATTGCTACCATTGTGATATCATTGATGGTATCATTAACATCCCAGTTTCGACTGAGAGTAGCGACGATATCCTTGATAGCATAAATAACAACACCACCCACCACCACCTGATGTCCGTCCTTTGTCAACAGTGATTGTGATGGTAGGTTGTGTGTTTGTCTTGCGACAGGGATGATTTCGACTTCCGTGACGATAGGCCAGAATATATGAACGCCGGGACGCATTGCCACAGCGGTTTTCCCATGTCTAAATCGAACACCCGCATGGGTAGATCGAACAATTCGGACACGCGGAACAAAACTAGCCAACCATTCCATAAGTTGGCTGACCCAAGCAAATGCACTTTCCATTAAGTTTCCTTGTCAGGGGGTGAACGCAGGATCAGGATTCGTTGGGGCGTCTCCTGAATAAGCTGTCATCTCTTGTTCTTCTGTTGGGACGGTGACACACGCTAATCCTGTTTCAGAGTCAATCTGAGTTATACTTGAAGGATTCACGGTACTAGCAACATATGGGTATTCATTACCAACTACAGCTTGTTTCGCACTACTAATATCAAGGGTTAATTGAACCATTGCATCTCTGAATTCTCTTGCTGCCGCATGAGCATTAAAGGTATAAAACTCTTTTACGGTTTCATTGAAACCAATAATTTGTCCAACTTCTGGGCTTGCACCACCTGTAACATTGGTCACAACAATCCATTGTAATTCGGCCACCCATTCACAATTTCCAGGCTCGCCGCCATTGTCAGGTAACTCTTCTTTTGCGTTAGATACATCGTCGTCTCGGTCATCATTTAGACCACCAGCATCACCAGCAGAAGCTGCTTGGCTACGCGCTTGTTGGGCTTCTTGAAACGCCTGATCGGCTCTATTTAGTGCCTCTCGGGCTTGGGCACAACAATCACTTGGGTACCCAAAGGTGTCACCAATCGGGTCTACACCACCACTGATTTCACCTGCTTGATCTGTTGAAGCATCTGGTACTGGCTTTTGATCATTGATGTCCGATGGGCGTAAATCACCAAAATCAGGGCGACAGGTTGGAAAGCTTTCATTTGACAAAAAGTCGAAATTTGTGCATCCATTGAATTGAAAACCCTGAATTAAGTTCGGATTTACGTTTGAAAGTGGGTGTGCATCGGGCGCAATTGTGCTGAAATTTGGACCAGTACCCCCGCCTGCAAAACCAGCCGCACGTTCGTCTAATGTCGGGAAGAAAGTCTCTTGTGCGATCCCCGCAGGATATGCGAAGATATACGGTATCTTTTCACCTGATCGAACAGGAGTCCATAGCTCAAAGACCATGTTGTGGTCATTAGAATCATAGTCACCCTTTTCAACAATCGCTTGGATTGTGCCTGCGGCTACATCAGGCAGCGTCAAATCGACTGTGTCAAATACTTCTAATTTCAACTTGGTAATTGGTGTATTGAATCTGACTTTACGCCATGTATTAGATTTACGGATCAACCAAAATGTGGCCGACTTCCGCACCAACTCAAGGATATTGTAGATGTAGAAGTTGTAGGTTTCTTCTTGAGTACCATACTTCGACACATTGTGTCGTAGAATCAATCGATTCGGGTCATCAATCGCATAGTCTTTTTTCCATTCCGCAGTATACTTTGTTACCAACTCTTCTGTTGATGTGTGAGTCACTTGCATCGTGTTTTGAAGAACATCAGACTCTCCGATAGTATCAGTGGCGGTCGCTGTAGCGGGTAGGTATTTCAGGTAGAAGACATCATCACTCAACCAAATAGCACATCGTGATTGGAACGCGATTTCTTGCAAGACATCAATGATGTTCTTACGTACCAGTAGCGGGAAGTGTGATGGATAGGGTTCAATCTGTGTCTTCACAGCATCAAAGGATGTCGAATCCACAGTTAAATCAGTGTAAATATCAATGAACCATTCAAGGATATCGACAGTATTTGGCCCTACGGTACTGGTCAGAGTTACATAGATATCGTCCTCCCACCCCTGTTCACGTGTGCTTAAAGGCTCCTCAAAGACGATCTCCATTACTTGATAACTGTTGTAATCTGTCTGTCGAACAGTATAGAATGACTCTGGCACCGTCAATAATTTACGGCCACTATCAACATTACGAAATGCAGCTACACGCAGGATCGTCGAAGGTAGGATATTGGCGATGTAAATGATTTCTTGGTCATCATCAAGTGTCACAGTGGCACCTGGATTCGCCCAGAAGAACCCAGCCGGTTCGATTGCATTGTAAATATCCCATGTCCGCTTGGAATCTAATGCAAATAATGTTTGACTTGAACCAAATGCACCATTTGTCAATCCACCTGTTAGATCATTATCGGTACCACATTCACTCTCAACAGTCTGCACAGGGGGTGGAATGATCAGTTTACCGTTACTTCCAAGTTTTGGATGTTGTCGGCTTGTGACTGTGAAAATTTCTCCTGCAAAGGACCCGGTAAATTTTCCACCATCAATGTCTAATGTGATTTCGACACCTTGCGGAAATTGATCACCACCAAAGACTTTGAAGGTTGAAAATTCAAAATCACTTTGCTCATCAATCTGTAATTCAGCAGTTTCGATTGCTTCACAACGAGATTTCTGACAATTAGCATCTATGGCATAACTAGGTTTGATAGATACTTGACCGGCTCCCCAGCCAAGGGTACCGCTGGTCTGGGTCACTTTGAAACCAACAAAATTTAGAGGGCACACAATATTTTGGGCGGCTGTAAGTTGCTTTGAGAGTTGAAAGTCTTTGATACCTACACCGGTTGCCAATGTACCTTGCCGTACAGACTTAGCTTGAAGGGCAGGCACATTGATACAAGTGCCAAAGCAGAGTGGCCACGGCTTACCTAGTAGATTTTCAGGTGGGTTTGGGAAGTCACCCTCTTCAATTGAGAAACCAACTTCGGTATCTTCTAGTTTGTTGATCACATCAAACGTGATTGTGCGCGCACCTTCATCCCACGTGATTGGACTACTGATTTGGCCCTTAAAGATCAGGAATTTTTCACTAACATCAATACCATCGAACCACTGGTAGACCCAACAAGGACGCTTATGGATGTCGTAACAGTCCATCGTTTCTTTGATTGTGCCATCAGTATCATCGAGGGTGATGGTGATTTGTTGAGATTGTGACCCACCTAAGATGTTGATCACATTATCGAGACCGCTTACATCCAGAACCTTACCTTTGATTCCTGGTTCGATGTCGCGGTCGGAGTAAGAAACACGTTGCCCATTTGGCACCCATTGAACTTCAATGATGTTGATGGGCTCAGTGCCATATTGTGTGGCCAGCTTTGCTAATGAAGCAGCCGAGATGTTTCGTGCCATTTTTCACCTAGCATGTTGTGGACGGTCCAGCACTTTCAAGTGTGCCTTCGAGTTCAAGTGTAATCTCCTGGTATTCATTACCTGGACTATTCTTAGCTCGTCCCAACCCAGAGAATTCAAATGGGTTGCTGACAAACTTCATTCTCCAAACCTCTCCCTTGTGGTTTGTCACGAGAATTGTGGCCCGGTAATAGGCATAGATGAAGGCTCTCAATTCAAGAGCCTTTAAGCGTGTCAATCGGAATAAATACTGTAGCTTTCGTCGTTGGTTTTTCTTAACATACGAGTATTTTGTCCCATCAATAGCTCGTTGAATTTCAACAGTGCTGCGTGGGGATTCTTGGTCAGAGAATTTGGGACTGGGAAGTATAGTGGTAGTTTCAATCAACGGATGGGGCGCTTGTAAAATTACGTTCATACCAATTCCCCTTCAAATTCAATGACCACACTGCGTGCATTGCGTGCTGAATGAACAATATCAGTTTCTGGATTGGTAATGATACCTCGCCACTGTCGGTTTTCCCAGTCAAGCAAACCAATTTCTTGCCCTAACGAATCTTGAAGAAATGTCAGAATGTTTAGTGCCTGTTGTGAACTTAATGCATCAATTTCCAATGTGAGTTGCTGAATCTTAGGCCACTTCGTGTCAGCAAATACAATCAGAGTGCCACCACGTGTTTCTCGATTGACACGATTGAAGGTCAATCGATCTTTGTTGGCAAAATTTGGGTTACGTAGAACCAAGGTTGTAGTTGGCGTCACATACGGGTAGGTTAGAGTCAATGTCTGGCTTGCCAGTGTCGGTACAATAACACTGGGTGGAGTATACTCGCCAGACCCTGATCCAACAAAAGGTGTATACAAACGCTCGGTACAGTCATTCAACAAAACATATGAGAGACCTTGTTGAATATTTAGTACATTAGCCCCTGACCGCTGGTAGATACCATTTGCATGCACTAACAGGGTCAAGTCTAATATGTCTAACGCACTATTGCCTTTACCAGCAACAACTGTTTGGACAAGAGCAAGTGTGTTCTCTGCGACAATTTTACGGACAGCTTCATCTGTCATAGTCAGTGTATCAGACACTGACAATTCGATGATCAAACCAGCGGAGTCAACAATAACAAGTGCATCATTGACCGACTTGTTAATAATTGCAAGGTGACCCTCTGCCACATCAATAATCGACATGTTGGCAGCGACAGCAAGATTTTTAGGCCCAGCAAACGTAACTGTTTGTTGGATACCAAGAGGATCATTGACACTTTCTTGTTTGATATTATTTGTGACATCTTGTACAAGCAACAAAACATCAGTAACGTCTTGTTGAGCAAGTTCATGTAACACAGCAGCATCGTCAACGATAGCCAGTGTGTCAGTAATATTATGAAACAGGTCTGCTGTTGCTGTGTCAATGATGACCAGCGTATCTGAACCTATACCTGTGATCTCCGTATCTAATGTCCCAGTCGCCACGTCTACAATGGCTAGTGTCTGTATAACACTAACATCGAATGCCGGCGTCAGCACTTCAACGTACTGACGTGTCAATCTAACTTTACCGTCACCGCCAGACGCCAATACTTCGCCATATTGGCGCGTAAGACGGGTAGTACCGTTCCCACCAGAGGTAAGAACGTCCGAGTATTGGCGTGTTAAGCGAACAGACATTTGATTATTCGATCTTTACACCAAATTCAGCAGCATTGACTCCTGACTCTGTCCAAGCGGATGCAGTATCAGGGTCGGTCTCAATAATTCGCCGCTGATCGATGTAGTTTGTGGTACCTATAGGTTGGGCTGAACCATCACTCTCAGTAGTATTTGAACGAGCAACTGTAAAGAGTGAAAACGGACTTGCATCAGTTTCACGTACCGTTGAATTTACTTGCACACCTAATATTGTTCCGACGTTACCCGGAATAGAGTCATAGGTATACAAGTCTTTATCAGCCGAGACGCTAGCCTCAACATAAGTGGAATCACCGTCTATGGTAGTTTCATCCACCATCGCAGAATTATCACTTCCTGCACTTGGCGTCCAATCATTGGTATTTCCTTCGCCATCAGGGAAGATTGCTGCGACTTTTACGTTACCAAGAAAGTCATCATTCACCCCACCTGATGTATCGGCTATGTACCAATCATCCCACCAGACAGTCAACGCACTGCTGCTTTTGCGAAGTGTGATGCTTGTAACTTGAGCCGAACCACCATTTTGTGTGTCTTGACTGGTCAGATTAAGTACGGTTGCTTCACCAACACGTAGTTCAACAGCCCCGGCTGAGTTGTCAATTGTTACTTTTAATCCAATATGGTACCAATTATTTGCCAACAGATTTAGACCGGTAGTTGTTCCCAACAATGTTGTGTTTCGGTAAATGCCTAACTCACCATCCGATTGCAATCGCATAACGATGTGTGTCGTAGCACCATCCCGTAGCTCTAGTAAAAGCAAATTGTTGACAATAGAATCAACCTTGAGGGCAAATCCAGTAACAATTGTCGCTGACGTACCTAGAGAAAATGAAGTTACTTCAATCGTACCACCATTGGTAGAACGGAGTGATTTTGATTCAGAAAATCGACCATCATCAATTTCTAATAGAGTCTGATTTCCAGAAATAGTATAACGATTAGTTAGACCAACTGCGTCAGCATCATTTGTACGACCGTAGCCTTCAAATCCTTCGATAAGTAAAAGCATGAGTTTCTAACTCCGTGATTAGCCACTGACCGTGTAGGTGACCTTCAACACATCATCGTCAACAACGGAAACGTTGCTGCTGAATGCTGCTGTAGACCATAATGTACCAGTCGCACCACCCTTGGTGTTTTCACTGATAATGAAGATACCGTGGATCGTGTTAGTTGCGTTCATAGTGAAATCAACAGACGTACCATTGGTAATGGCACGTCCAGATGCTGTGCCTTCAGTCCATTCAGGACGTGTTGCTTCATCATAGGCAGTATTTTCCGACCACCCACCATGACTTGCAGATGTATCCCCCGCAGCAAACATGCTGAAGCCAGCATTATCCACTAACGCAATATACCAAGTTGTGATCTGAGAGGAAGCATGGAACATGATGTCTAGTAGGGCATTCATGCCAACATCTGTGATACCATTCGGCACTTCAAACTTTTGAAGTACCTTACCTTTTCGGATATGCTCAATGATGAATTTGCCACAAAGCTTTGTCTTATCGGCAATTTGAGCGCCACCACGGCGTTCAACAGAGCATCCGGCGTTTTGACGAATGTTCAGGGGGTCCATTGTAGTTTGTACCTTTTGTCCCCGAGGTTTGATTTACACCTTGACATACGGGGTTATGTCGAGATGCTAATGTAAATGGAAGAGGAGCGACCGTGCTGCCTCTTCCGTGGCGAGGGAGATTACGCACTCACCGTATATGTCACTCGTAATTGATCTCCGTTATTGACAGTAACATTCCCGCTACTGAAAAGGGCTGTTGCCCAAAGTATTGATCCGGCTTGATGGTCATCTTTCAATTCGGGGGCCGCGCCACCACCCACAGCAAACAACCCTCGAATAACACCTGATGCTGTGACATCGTAAACAGCGACAGTGGTATTCAAAATGACTTGTGAGGCTGCGGTATCCGGCCCCCACTCAGGGCGTGTGGTTGCATCATCCGCATTGTTACCATCAGTGTAATCAATGAATTCATCCCAGCCGTTTCCGGCTTGATTGATGTCATCATATGTATCAGTGTCTGCTAAGGCAGTGAATCCGCTATTTGAAATCAGACCTAAATACCAACTAGTGATCTGTGTTCCTGCATTGAACATAATTTCAAGTAGACTATTCTTGCCTTCATTGACAATACCATTGTTGAAATGGTATTCATTGATGCATCGACCATCACGAAAATGTTGGACGACCATCTTTCCTTTTAGATTCAAATTTGAAACAACCATGATGGTTCTCCATTTATAAGCGTGAGGTTCCACGTCGTAATTCACGACGAATCGCAACAGCAATTTCTCGACCCATATTGGACGTATTACCACCACGACGCGAGTCTGGAACATTCACATTGATATCACCGAAGTTAGTCACAGGACCACCTTCTTGGCGATAGACAGGTTGAATACCAGCATTCAAAGCTTGTAGCTGTGAATAGAAACGGCGTGTCGAACGTGCATTGACGACAAATTCACCCGGTGACAACATCGCTGGGATTGTATCAGTACCACGTGGAGCAAAACCACCATTGGCGAAATAATTAACTCGGCCACCTTGTGCAAAACGCGAGATACGACCTCCCAATGCAGCGTTTGCCACACTACCAGGGGTATTTAGATTCGTGTTGATCTGCGCTGATAAGGCAACAGCACGCTCAAGGTTTTGTGTGAATGAGGCTGATGCATTTGGTATCGCTTGTAATTGTTGATTTATACCTTCAGCGTCTTGTAATGCCTTTGGCAAACCTTGCTGGTTTGCTGCACGTAGTCGGTTAATCAAACCATCAATTTGTGCTCGTAATGCAGAAGTATTCAGGCGATCTCCAACATCGGATTCATCCAATAATGTTGTCAAGCGTTGTTGAATGTCATTCAATTGCGTCTCAACATCACCGAAACTCAAATTCTCTAGGTTATTACCAAGACCAATTGCATCTTGAGCTAATTCAATAAGGTTGTTTCTGAATTTTGTAGTTTGCTCATTAGCTCCTCTGAACAAGAAAGATGTCACAGCATCGATTTCATTGAAATCAGAAGCTGCACCTTTAATTGCAGCTTGTCCCGCAATGTCTCTTGCACGTTGGTTATCTCGGTTCTGCAAACTAAATGTTAGATCATCTTTTGCAATCTGAGAAGCTTCAACTAATTGGTTAATAACTTGTTGTAGCTGCTCAGAACCAATCAAAGACAAATCAATCTCAGCATTGAATTTTAGACCTTGAGCATTGAGTGTATTTTGAGCTAATTGTACGCCAGTGATAATTGCAGCCGCTGATTCAGTTACAAATCTCTCATTAAGAGCATCAAGTTTTGCACCACCTAGTAGTTCACCGAGGGTGTTACTTAAATTGGCACTCTGTAACTCATCTTGAAGACTTTCTGTGAAGGAACTAAAATCAATTAATTGTCGGAAATCTAATCCACCACCAGCCTGAAGTGCATTTCGACCAAATGCTAATTCCGGCGTGATGTCCGAAATTTCTTCACGAGCCCGGCGTAATGCTTCAATTCGATCAGCAGGGTTATCAGCTTGTTGAAATACACGGATAGCTTCTTTTGCTTCGTCAACCTGACGATTCAATTCAGCGACACGTGCTTTTTCAACTTTCAAAACAGCTTCGGCGTCAGTTTGAATCTGACGCTGTGTAGCTGCGAATTGTTGCTCAGAGCGTAATGTCTGTTGTGACAAACGTTGACGAGTCTGGAAGATTTTATTTTGGAGTGACAAGTTTCCTGTAGATTCAGCAATTGCTTCTGCTTCTTGTAGAAAGCTGTCAGCACGTTGTAACTGACCAATAGCAGATTGTGCCCCTTGGTCATCTTGTGCTTCAGCCAGCGCACGATTAGCTTGCGCGGCGATTTGAGCACCACGTGCTTCGAGTGCAAACACCTTTTGTTGCTCACCGGCTCGTTTGATACTCTGTTGAAAAGCACGATCAGAGATCGTATCTCTTAGACTTGTCTGTCGTTCAATCGACGAAGTTTGCGCTTTTTCAGCCGAGTCACGTTGATCTTCAAGACTGTTGAGTAAATCACGATTTGCTTTGACTAACGCATCAAACAGTCTTTCAGTGTCGGTTAATATGGCATCATTCGTATCAATGAAGATTCTTTCACGTTCAGTCTCTTGTCGTCTAAGTTGATTCAAAGATTCTTGTTGTGCTTTTGTGATCTTACGAATGTTGTTCAACGAATTTTGTGTGTTTCGTCGATCAATATCTGCATCTTGACCAATACTACCATCAATTAATTGCTTTGAAAGTGTCTTCGCAGCTTGGTCACCAGCCTCTTTTGCCTTTTTATTCAAAGAATCAATTAAGCCTTCACCAATTTGAAAACCGGCGGTAAAGCCCACTGCAATCAATGTTGCTGCATTCAATAACAACAAGGATTTTCGAGCAAACGCAGCATTCAGCCCTAATATACGCAACGAACGATAGGCAGTTATGGTTGCTTTTGATAGAGTTGCAGTTGAAAATGTGCTAAGCTTTGCAGCAGCAGCGTAACCCACCAGAGCCAATGCGGCCGCACCACCAGCCGTAGCTATAGTAATTAAAGCTGGTCCTAATACAGTAACAGCCGTTCCAAATGAACTAGCAGCATCAACTGCGTTCAAGAAATTATTGATTGTAGCAAGAATTGCTTGACCAAGATCGACAGTCAAGGTGTTGCTGATTCTATTCAATTGTGATTCAACTTGTTCCGCATTTGTTTCCAAACGGATATCAAGTTTTTCACGTAACAAATCACTAGAAGATTGACGCAACACATCAACAGTATCATTTAATGTTTTACCATCCTTACGAGCCAAGACCAAAGCACCAGACAAACCACGAACACGAGGAATAAGTTTAGCCAATTCCGTAGTATTACCGCCTGTTGCCTTTTGCAACAGGCCCATAGCACCGGCTAATCCCAAAGTCTGAATTGCTTGCTCGCCGGTTTCAAAACCAGCTTCACGTAATACTTCAGTCATCGCAGCAGTTGGCTTGATGAAGCCGTTAATAATACCACGCAATTGAGTGGCAGCTTTTGCTGCATCTAAACCATTGATTGTAATTGTTGCAAATGCCGCAGCAGCTTCTTCAAATTCAATACCCGCCTCTCCAGCAAGAGTAGCAACAGTACCGAAACTTGTAGCTAAATCAGAAACAGTAACACGTCCTAAACGAACAGTTTCAAAGAATACTGCCGCAATTCGGTTAGCATCGGCAGCATCTAATTGAAATGCATTGATTGTACCTGTCATCAAATCGACGGTATCAGATAACTTAGCAACACCAACCTTAGCTAAATTAGCAGAAGTTTCAAGAACTTGGATTTGATTTGCAGCACCTTGAATTTGATTAGAGATGATTTGATACAAACCTTCTTGTACTTCGCCCAAAGGTTGATTGAAAGCATCTGAAATACGACGAACAGAGGCTGCTACTTCATCAAATGTTTCAAATGAGCCATTGGCGATGGACTGAATTTCTGCAACTCGTTTCTGAAATTCAATTGCACCCGCTGTAGCATCTTTTAGCCCTTGTAAGAAACCAGCAAACAACCGAACAGTCAATTGAGTCGTGATAATTCGACCTAAAGTAGCAAACCCAACAGTCAACTTAGCTACTTGAGGGCGCGCAGCACCAGCCGCAGCCCCAACTCCACGAGTTGATGACGCGGCACGTGTATTTGCAGCATTAGTGTTTACAGCTTGACTAGCTTGTTTGTTTAGAGAGTTACCAAATTGATCAACGAGACCCGTTGTTCGTTGAACATTAGCAACTGCTTGTTGAGGGATCAAACCTCCACGTAGAGACCCTTGTAGATTACCGGCTGCGCCGGCGATTCTGTTTAGAGTTGATTCAACACCAGAAGCATTACGGTTGAAAGAACTTAATGAACGACCAAATGCCTCAAGGGATGTACGTGATGACTCTAATGATTTATCGAGTCTACCTAACTCATTGATAGCATTAGATGCATCAAATGTCAGTTGTTGTCTGATTTCATCAGCCATACGTGCGGCCCTTTATGGTAATTTTCAAGTCAGTCAGTGAAGCATTTTGTGCAACTTGCCGCCATGCCTCTAATGCTGCTTGTCGAAAATTGTAGGGAGTCGGTGTCTTTAGATTCGGATTATCTGATACGGTTGTCTCATTTTCAATTAGGTGCTCTAAAGTGGTCGTATAAGTAAAGCTATAGAATCCCTTTTTTGGATCAATTTCAAGATCACCTGTGCCGGTCGAGCGTCCTAAGCCTCTGCGGTCAGGAGCATGTGGCACAGGTGAAATTGAAATTGCAAAATTCACTCGTGACGCTAAGTCTTGGAATGTACTGCGAGCCGCACCAGACCATACTGGTACTTTGCTTGTTCCAGCTTGCAACCATACCTTTGCTGATTCAACCAACAAATCTCGCAATTGTATATCTAGCTTTTGCTTGAATTGTTGAAGGTTGAGTGAGGGTAATTGAAATTTCCCTTTGAACTTCATTGGTCAGAAACACCTATCCAGTCATTCGTTTGGTCAATTTAATACCAGCAAATGCTGCCTCTTTTTCATTTGAGTCATGCGACACAATCTGATCATAAGCCAGCAACTGAGCCTGTTGGATAGCTGTTAAGCCATCCCAAATATTTTCTGTAATACCTGGGGGCTTTATTCCGAATCGTTCACAGGCTCGCCAGATGGCATATTGCTCTGTTCGGAATTTTGGGAAGAGAGTTCTTTTGCTACCTGCTCCTGACCATGTACAAAAAGCGATCTCGCTTGTTCAAGCTTAGCTTCATCAAGCTGGTTCACTTCAAAGCACAAATGTAGAATCAAGTTGCATTCATGTTGGGTAAAACCAGCATTTTTGAAGTCTTGCTCCCATTTCAACCATGTTGCAGGTAAATCGGGATTGACAGTGGACCATTCGATTTCTTGTAAAGAAGCGACAACGAAATAAGCCACACGAAGCTTTGAATAACGCTCCATGTCTTTGACAAAAGTTGGGTCTTCCAAGTCGGTGACCCATCCTTTGCCCTTATGGAAGTTCTTCTTTGGCTTTGGGGCAGGGACACGGGTATTGAAATCCTCCATATCAGAGATAGCCCGTGCTGTAAGTACAATGTGTGTTTTACGGCGAGGTAGAACCAATACATCCTCATTCGGTTCAGATAGTTCACCAGTAATTGCGACACCACCAATTTTCATATTGTAATCTCCCAAGAGTAAAAAGAAAGGCGGGCCGGGCCTTAACCCGGCCCGCCTAAAACGTCAGTTAATCCAACTTAGACAGTCGGACGAGTGATCGCTGGTTCTGTTGCATTGCAACGGCCAGTCGAAGAAATCGTCGCTTCATCCAAATCAAATTCCAAACTGTCATATCGGAAGTCTGGGAATACAGTAAGTTCCCGCTTCAATAGACAAGATGGGTTGTTGTCAAGTTCGATGTCAACGGCATACGGTTCACACAAGTCCGAAGATGTTGAAGTGAATTCAGCCGCACCGCCCGTGCCCTTCAATGCATCCACAGGGGTAATAGCTTCGCCAGTACCAGTGGTCACAAAGTCATACACAAAGTCAAGAGTGACTTCCATTGGTTGATCATCACCCTGACGCACTGTGTCAAGAACACCACGATCTAATTCGTATTCGTATTCTTTGTTCTCAGTGTACGTCAAGTTACCATCACCAATGGTTACTTCGACTTCAATTGGAGCCCAAGTAATGGTGTCATCATCAGCAGGGGTAGGAGTACCCCAAGCTGGCGAGAAGGTGATGTTAGTCACTTGATCAACAAACTCACCCTCAAGTGTTGTGGTGAAAGCTTCACTACCACCACCTGTCAGGCCAGTACCATCTACAGTCATTGCAGGATGATTAGCAGCAGCTACACTGGTGCCATCGAAAGTGAAGGTCGTTGGATTCATATCAGCGGTACCAGCACCACCAACAGTAATATCACCAGGGGCGTAAGTTGGCAATGTCGCCATTGCAGTGTCCACAATAGTTTGAATAGCAGCAGGGGCTGCATCAAACGGAATTGCACCAGTGGTGAAAGGACCGACACCATCAGGATCGGCACTCGCATCGAGTGTAATCGTGACTGTGAAAGTACCTGCTGATGCACCAGAGGCAGATAGAGATTGAATTTCATCCACGCCGGCACTCAATACACGAGCCGTAACTGTGTATTCAGTTGTATTTCCGGCAGTCGAGACAGTGAAACGAGCACCAACAGGTACCTTCACTGAATTCGGACGATTTGTTACAATTGTATCGATGTCTACATCGGTATCACTTGCACCAGGAACCGACTCGTTGATTAGAGCCGTACCTGACAAACCATCCTTAATGGTGATCGTTGCGTTACGCAAGTCGATACGTGCCATATTAGGTTTCTCCCGAGTAAGGGTTAGTCACGGAGATACATGACGTATCTTGCATCTACCTGTGATTGTTTTATACGATCAGTTGGGTTGATTTGGCCAAAATGAAGTGTTCGTACACTATCAAGTCGGCCCGACCTCGGTCTAAGCACTCCGAGTAGGCTTCCATCATCTTCAACATCAATGTTACCATACCGATAAACATTGATACACGTGTCGGCAAACTGATGAAATTTACCGGTGTTAATTTCAAGGGCAAAACGATTCTTAATCGTTCCATCCATGTTTGACGTTATGAGAATATTTGTATCCATCCAAATACGCCAGTACCCCCTACTTAATTCGCGCGTGAATGGTCCGTTCATTCGTAGCTCGGCTCTATCAGGAGCACTTTCAAATGAATCTTTGCGATCATCCAGTCCCTCGACCAAAAATGGGAGTGATGCTGGTGTCGTTACGTTGACCTTAAAATGATCGGCTAATGATGAGATGATCCATCTGGTCCAATGCGGATTAGGTTGCGACATGTGATAGCTCCATTATATTGTCGAACCTTGACTCATTCTGATAAAGTTGTCTGCTTTCAGGAGAAATATCTGTTCAGGGACATCTCCTATGACAGCTTGTGCTGTAATGGCCCAAGCTGCATCAAATTCGATTAACTCAAAGTTTTTGATTTCATACTTAATTCCGTTGTATACAATCCAATCATCTTCAGTCAATTGAAATTCTTTCAATGACAATTCAGGGACATTTCTGCGATCTATGATAAACAACCGGGTATTGTTATCATACGTACCACCGATTGTAAATGTCTTATTTGCACTGATGACGTTAATTGGACGATCCGATTTGCGAATCACTTTAGCTGTCAAAATAATCGCACGCCGAACGTTGATTACTTCTTTATTGATAGTGACTTCGCCAGTCAAGTGGTCAGTTGACCCACCCAAACGTCGATAAATATCGATATCACCGCCATATTCACGCTTGAGCATGTATAAGGCTTGTAAGATTAGTCGATTCAAATTTTGGTTAGGTCGGGACATGATTATTTGTAGTAACTGATGTTCAAAACAGCCGAACCAGTAGTTTCAATAAATCTGATTGCAGCAAGATCACCAGTATACAGAATATCTAGCGTAGCTAGAATTTGCATACCTATTGTTGCTGTAGGGTCAACTCCATCATCACGCCACCGGACTGGTTGACCAGTTGGTTGGATCAATGCTGCACGAGCACCCGGAGGTACCGTTAAACCTTTCACGGTAGATAAACTTGTGATTTGTTGATAACCTAATGGAATCAACTTGGCATCTACAGTATAGTGTCGTTGTTCTCCAATTTCAAAAGACATCGTTGGTCCTTGTAGTTAGGTGTAGTGATAATCCGCCACAATCTGGTCATTCTGTGAAAGTGATTTGTTGAAAGTAATAAGACCTGTGATTGCATCTAAAATGAAATCAGAATCACTACCAGGAAACATTCGCATACCATTTTTATATAGGCGAAGTGTATTAGGTAGCACAGGAAAATATTCCAATTGAATTGTACTTTCACTTGGTGTGACAGTTGGATGCTCATCATAGACAATATTGTCACTAAGCGATTGCCACTTAGCAATATCTATTGAATGTGTGAGCCACAATGGGCTTGCAGCACTGTGCAAAAGAATATGGAGTGGACCCGCGACATCGATAAGGTTAATCTGATTCGATGCAGATACACTCCATATTCCAGGAGCACGTTGTTGCATACTAATCACTGACTGGGCAGCCCGTGAATAGATTCTACGAACGTGTGCAACTCCTGAAATATAAAGTTGAGTGAAAACGGTTGGTGGTCGTTTTCGACCTGAGACTAAAACCTTTCCATTATTTGTTGTCAGAGTCTTAGACATTCAAGTTCTTGATGTTAATGCCCCATTGCCCTTGCAACATCTGAGAAAAATTCAAACCCATTTTTGACCAACATAGTGATAACTGCCACAAAGCAAACCCAAAACATTTTTGTTTTGAATTTGTCTTTTTGTTCAAGTCGATCAGTACGTACTACTAATCCGGGTTTTCCATTTCCCGTTAGGCATTTCTTGATATCAAGACATGTTGTCTCAATGGTTTTGATTTTTTCCCCTTGTATTGCTTGTTCTTGCAGCATATCACTTAATTCGGACATGGTCGCACCCCTAGTATGAAAAGAAGTCGTACCTCCCACTACACAAGTGTAGTGGGAGGGTACGACTTTCAATGTCGGGGATTAGCCAAGCATCACGACACCAAGATCGGTATCGAGAACAGCCACACCACACAACAGGTCAAGGGTCACTTGAGTACCCTGAGTTGCTAGGTTGTACTGCATCGAAACGCGCATCGAAATGTCATTATGGATGCCTACCTGTGAACGAACACCAAGATCAGTTGCTGGCATTGCCAACGGACGGTTCACCAAGGCGATTGCCTCACGGTGGAAACCGAAGTTGTAGCTACCGGCTGGACCTGGGAACACGGCCTGATCGTTGATCACAGCCAATTCAAGTGGGCGATCCAAAAGGATGCTTTGCTCAGTAGACGAAACTACTTCGCTCTCGATGATGGTGTAAACACGACGGCTTGCACCAGTACCGATAGCAACCAACTGGCCAACTTGCGGTGGCTTGCCGGTTGAGAAGGTGTCAACCTGCAATGGCTTATTTTCGCCGGCTGGGTAACCAGGACCATTGTCAATGGCACATGGCTTGTAGTAAGCTACTACAGCCGCATTGGTTGCAGCAACCAAACCACTGTCCAGAGTGATATCGTCGATATCAGCACCGGTATTAGTGAATGCAGTGATGTAATGCGGACGATTTTCGCCAGCAATTGTCACCCATTCACCACCGACAGCGTTTTCACCGAGCAGCGTGATGTCAATCAGCGTTGCACCAGCAGCATCAGCACCAGCAGTTACGCCGAGAGTCACATCTGCATTCACTTGCTGAGTCGAAGGAACATTCTGGTCCATCCAGAAGTCAAAGCCCAGCAAACGGCCCAAGCTAGCCTCAGCTAGTGCGGTACCATCATCGCCACGCTCATTGGCCTTCAAGAACAGATCGGTCTGCAACAGTGAAGTTTCGCTTTGTGGCGAAACAACAATGTGACGACCATTGAAGAATGCCTTGTTCTCGTTCAACTTTTGGCGGGCAGCCAAGATAGTATCGCGGGCATTGCTGCCAGTCAAGGCTTCAAGACCACCAACGGCATTCACCAAGTAAGCATGCACGCGGCCCAAAATCGCACGGTCAACACCGCGAGCAACGTTCTGCATACCAGGAAGCAAGTGGGTATCCACCAAATCCTGGAAGGACTTTGTGGCTTCACCATCACGAATGGTGAAGTGAGTGTAAAGATGCTGGTCAAGAGGCACCCGAACATTGTTCGTGATGGCATCTTGGCCCTGTACATCATCAGTATCGCCCTTACGACGAATCTTGAACTGGCCTGGACGACGGGTGTTCACCACGTCACCGAACTCAGCTACTTCACGAGAGAAGTCACGGTGTACCAAAGCGGCAGCAACCATATTTTCTTCCAAAATAGCCAAGCCCATGTTGGACCAAACTTCAGGGATCAATGCATCGTTGTCGTTCACGAACAGTGATACGACAGCTTGCGAAAGATAAAGAGGGTTCATCTCTTTTGAGTCTCCATGTGGAGTTAAATTTCAGTTGGAGCAACACACGTTGCTCGCAATAGTGGATTAGCCCCAATTTAATAACGGCGAGATCGCTTTAGCCCTAACTTAGTTGGGTCTTCCTTGTAAAGCTTCATGAATTGCTCAGTGGTTAATTCTGAGGCATCAACACGACCGTCCGCGCCTGGCTGGACACCGCCAGTGGTGGAATTGCCACCCACACCTGAAACGACATTTGATTTGAACAGATTGGGTTGCAATTCTTTCAACCGTTCAACCGCTTCTTGTGGGTTCCGCTGTGTGATGATTGGTTTACCCGTATCCGCATCAATATCGGGAAGGTCCACCATCGGGACCAATCTGCCAGTTGCTTGACCACTCTCATCGGTGGCTTCCACTAGCTTGGTGTGCTTAATAAGCACATCCTGAATCTGCTGTGGCATGAATGCGTCATGTGACACAGCGGCGTCCATCAGAGATTTCTCGACAACGAACGTCTTGTACTCTTGCTCCCACTTGACAGCACGTGTTTTCCAGTCTTTCAACTCGTTTTCATGCTGCTCAAGAAGTTGCTTCTTTTCATGCTTGGCTTGTTCTTCCTTGGTACGGTGTTGTTTACGAAGGTCTTCAAGCTGCTGCTCAAGAGCATTACGCTCCTCTTCGGACAAGCTTTGATTCCCAAGCAAATCTTGGTAAGACTTTTCGAGATTTTTGTACTTCTCCTCAGTCTTTTTTCGATCCTTAGCCAAGCGATCTTGTACGATCTTGTTTACTTGTTCCTGGTTGAAACGAGCATTGGGATCACTACTGATCGATGGGTCAGCATCATCGGTTAAATTGTTGTTCCCGCCTGGATTCAGATCAGCGGGTGGGTCGCCGGCATCATCATCACCTTCATAAAGTGACAGGACCGGAGTTGACAAGTAAAGAAGGTTCAAAAGTTTCATGGGTTTCTCCCAACAATAAACCCCACTGTGTTTATTCTGCTATGTACATCGCGGGTCCATATACACAGCCCTGCTGACCAGTGCAGTATTTTAGAGGGTCATTAACTTATGCGAGTCAAAATAACTGCATCTTCATCACGTAAAAATGGTCGTAACCATCTCCACGCCAAAGCATTTGGAACATAGTTGATCAAATGTTCAATTGGCACTTGATTACGATTATATGTTGTTCGTACCGAAGCATAACCATGAGAGATGATGCCGAGGTTTTCAAGTTCAAGTTCTGGGTCTTTACCATCCAGTAAGGAATGTGCAATTTCAAAGCATGCACATTTAATCGTATCCGGTACCTCACTGTCAGTCCCACGTGGAAATTCCAATGGTTGTGACAGTGAGGCTTGTTGAATTTGATCTTGCGTTACACAGCAATTCTCATATGCTGTTTGCAAATCAAGGTCACATCCATTTGCAACGAGTTCAGCATGGATTGTGGATTTCTGCCCTTTGAAATTTAGTGTGTCAATGATCCGTGTGGCATACATTAACGCCTTGGGTCGGTCGAGTACATCAGCATTTGACCATGCAAATTCATGCAAACGATTGTCGAAGTAGTCTTGTGCTTCTGTGAGCGTTCCATAGTAGGTATAGGTCAAAGACATTACTTAGACTCCCCTGTCTTTTGGCGGCGTTTACCACGTCCACGGACACGTCGTTTTCTATCAGGTTGCAGATCAGGATTTTGTGAATCCTTCTTTTCATCTGCGGCTTTCTTCGGTTCAGGATCAAGATCAGGATTCCCGCGTGCAGCAGCTTCACCCGGTTTATTTGGTGCAATGTCAGGAGACATTTGTGCTGCTTGTTGACGAGCAATTCGTGCTGCTTGGTCTTTTCGGGCTTTTTCAACTTCACCTTCAGCAAAACCGAGTGCCAATGAGGCTGTTTCTTCGCCTGCCAAGCCTGCTTCAACTGCCCGGATCAAAATCTCAGGATCACTTGTAGTAAAGTTGGCTCTCTCAATTTCCAAATTGATTGCTTCAATCTTATCGACATTAACACGCCCAGATAGAAGAATTGCAATAAGATTCTTCCACATTTCCTTTCGTGCAATCTTCGATGGTGTGTTTGTGATTAGGTCAGCAAGGTCGCGTGCTTCTTGTACTCGCTGTGCGTCGTCCTTCAAGCTGTAACGGTCTGGGTACTTGACAACAGCAACTTTACGCTTACGTGCGTTACTGTTCTCATACGAAGCCCAGAGGTCAGCGATGCGACGTTCAGCACTTTCGAGCACAAGGCCAATGAATGACAATCCAGCTTCAAGCCCTTGGTTATCCATCTGCTTTGATTCAGCAGATGCCCGGCTGGCTAGTGTCATTATTGACAAGTTCATAAGCTTCCGAATGTCTGACTCAAGCTTCTCTTGAAGCTTCATCGACGCTTCAAGTGGCTCTGGCGATGGATGGATGAACTTAGGTCGATCTGCTTTGATATCATAAGCACGTCCTTGAGTTGGACCGACATTGATATCTCGCAAATGTGAAGGTTGTCCACCAGCTTGAGCACTGCCATCCGGTGCGGTTTGGTGCTTCAAATGGTCACCAACCCCACGCATGTCTCGTTGTTCTGTGTAAAATGGGAAATTTGCTTTTAATGCATAACTCACATCACTTGACACAAGATTTAATAGGGCAATCTGGTGCTGGCATACATCTTGTAGTACACTCCCACCAATGTCTGGCATCACAAATGGAATACGTGTCAGATTCAATTGAACTGGCTCTGTAGATGGGTTACCATCTTTTGTCACAGGATTGCCATCTCCATCCATAAACTGTAGATTAACAAGACCTGTCTTTTGGTTTATCCACAATAGACGGAAGCGTTCAAAAGTTGTCAGAGGCAACAATGTGTCTTGATCAAAATCAACACAAGTATCACGTAACAACAATGATTGAAATTCACTTGGTTCTTCTGGCTTTGAACAACGCCACGACAAGATATCTTCTACATGGTAGACATACAAGTAGGGTCGAAATCCATTGACATCTGCTAATGATGGTTCTAAACCGTCTTCACGTGCTACAGATGGACTGTCAACATATAAACCAACACGACCCATGATAAGTAATTCAGTCAAAACATCCATGCCCATGAAAGCATTCATGGTGGAGCCACGCCGATCTACACCCAAGTCCAAACCTTGAACGGCTCTGTTGTATGTTTCGCTACCATCACGACGAACGATGTCACGCATACGTTGGAAAATACTATTGCGAATATCGTTTACAGCGGATGCTGCGAATGTGGGAATCGGAGTGATTTGCTTTCTGTTAAGAAAATCTGTGTTGTTTTCTTGCTTACTGAATTTTTTAAGGTACTTACGCAGGAATCGATCTCCACCTTCATACGTTAATCTCCATTTCTGCCAGTCAATTTGACTTGCAAGGAAATTAGGATGACGGGAGTCAATAATACGACGTTGTCGCGTATTTGGATTATGGAGTTTATTGCGGTTGAATTGATTTTCAGTCCCGGCCATTACCAACTCCGACGATTACAAGAATGATTTGATGTCTACACCACGTACATAGGATGCAGCAATAGGCAATGCGATTTCGCTGTAAACTTTTGCATGGGCATAGTGATCAGCACCTGTTTTGATATAGGTTGCAATCAAATTACCATGCTCATCTTTTTCATAGCTCCGAACCAGATTTTTCATGTGCTCTCTGTATTCTAAACTTGTGTCGCGTGGCAATGTGATTCGATTTTCAATATGGAAACGACCTAATCCGCAGTCAATCCAGTTTGTTCGATCTACAGTTGCCATTGGCACCCGCTCATGATCTTCAGTCAATTGAATTGACTTTTGAGGGACACCACGTCGATAGCGACACAAAGTTACATAACCAGGAAAGCGTAATGCAAATCGGCGGGCTTCAAGTGTGTTTGGATCAGCATCAACAACGCAATGCAAAACTTGCCATTCTCGCATTAGTTCATCCAACTTTCCCCAACCACCCTCGATTTGTGCGTTAAATTTACCATGAAAGACATTCTTACAAATCGCAATTACATTGATGTCTGGCCCGATTTCAGGAAGGAACCATTCGTCAATGTTAAAATGCACCCAGTCACCTTGATCAGTACCCATTGTAATGAATCGTTCACCACCAATTGTGGGCCGATCATCTTCTCGGCTGTATGATCGAACACAAGCATCGATTTTTGAATCGGTGACTTGACCACCTTCAGGGATGTAAGGCTGACCAACTTTGGACTTATAAAATTCTGACATAGCCCCTTCGTCACCCATGCCACGAAAATAAGCCGCAGCTACTTTTGATGGTGTGACAGTGAAACTATAAAGTTGGTTGATATTAAAACCTCGTTCATCCTTAGAAGCATTCAAATCTGTTGGTTGCCAAAAACCATCGCCCAGAAAACTAGGCTTATCTTCATGATTTAACTTATTGTTGCACTCTGTGCATTTCAGATGTGACTTATGTATATCAGGGTCATTGATGGCTTCACCACACAACTCAAATGATTCGGGCCACATAAGTTCAATCGACTTTGAGCAAGATGGACATTTGAAAAAGAAATGCTCTTGAGTTGTCGTTTGATATAGTTTATGGATGCCTCGATTCGGCAAAGTTGGTGTGGAGATTGCCCAAATGTTCTGTGTCTTTTGACCGCTCAGTCGCTCAAACGCCAACCAAATCTGATCTTGATCCATTTCATCGACTTCGTCGAGAATTAGTTCTGACACAGGGATCGATTTTAGGTTACTATCACCACGACTACCACGTATATACAGGGTCTGTGTGCCAGCTTGTTTCAAGTTCACTGTATTGATATCCGTGAACATCGATTTGATGTACGGCGAGTATTTCAATGCAGGAGCAAATCGAGACCGCGAAAAGTCACTGGCATTTAATGCCGTTGGTAGAACATACAATACATCACGTTGCAAAATGTCGAGAATAAAAAACGCTCTGTTGATTCCAATTTCGGTGAAACCCATCTGGGCAGCTTTCATCGAAACATTCAGGCTCGCTTTTGAATCATGTGGGCCTTTTGCCCAAGGGTGGTACTTAAAACCAAAAGGTCCAGAAAAGTCGCCACCCATGACTCGGCGGGCTTCCGCCCATCGTGAGCAAGACGTTAGGGTCTTCGTCTTGATTCCCGACACCAGGGCTTCCCGAAGTTCATGAACTAGGTCACTCATGGTGTCTCTTTGTGTCGAGATCGCAAATCGCGGTCAGCACTCTTAAAAGCGGTAGTGGTTACGGCTCAAACCGGTGACTTTCAACCGCTGCGATCCCCTATATTAGTAGTTTGTGTGATAAGGATCATCCTCAGCAGCTTCCTCAGCAGCTTCCTCAGCAACGTACTCTTCAGATTCGATGCCTTCAGGGGCTTCCTCAGCAGCTTCCTCAGCAGCTTCCTCAGCAGCTTCCTCAGCAGCTTCCTCAGCAACATACTCTTCAGATTCGACGCCTTCAGGGGCTTCCTCAGTAACCGGAGGCTCTAATAAATCTTCCCGGTAAGGGACGATTCGGCCATCCACGTACACATACCCATTACTTATTGGTTCGGAGCGATCATTGCAAGGCATCAGTCGAATAACACAATCCGATTCTTTGGCACCGTCAGGTAACTTGACTTTGGCTTCAGTTGCGCCAGGTTGTACACCACCCCAGCGCTCCAATTTCCCTTGATAGTAAATCTCGATCCTTGTTGGACAAGAACTTTCTGGGACAGGGATTGTAATACGAGTTTTCATTTTGGTTGCCTTATGAGTGGTTGTATTCGTTTGACGAGGCACACCGCGTGAACAACCGGAACATTCGCTATTTCTTGCCATCGTCGTGAGTTAAAAACCGTTGGGCGACAGAATCACCCAACGGCTCTCCGAGGGTGGGTAGGGTTGCTACCCGGATGATTCGTTATCTACATCAGCTTTCCAATGCTTATCGGGACAAGCTTCGGTTGGCCACGCCAGTTTGTTCTTTGTTGTGGAGTCACGTTTCAAGTAACATTCACACTCTGCACATTGACCAGAGTTATCATCTATTTTGATGAATTTCTTCGTAGGGCAATTTTCACAAATTGAATACAACTGTTCGATGTATTTATTACTTCGGAATGGTTTACCAGCAGCAACCCACTTTCCCCAAGCAATCGTGTATTTGATCCCTTTACGAATTACATTCATATTAGATGAGGAATGGAATGATGACTAACAACATCTTCACAATCGGAATGATGTTGTCAAGAATCCATTGATAAATTGCCGCCCAGTCCAACTCGTCAAAGAAGCCACGCACAGTACGTGGATTTTGACGGTAATAAAGACGAGCAACTCGACCACGCCAGATTCGATGCACAGGCACTGGTCGAGACCAGCCACCACGAGTATCATAACAAACTGGACCAGCATAAACTAGCTTGTCGTACAGTGAAATATCAGCGTTAGGGATCAACCCCTTTTGTTTTGCTTCAGCATAGGCACGTGTAATCACGTCGCCAAATTGCTTCAAGTTATTGACCTGTGAGATCATAGTTTGTTGAATCCTTCTGCGGTTCGATTATCTTTTCGGGTTTAGACTCTTGTTCTTTGCGAGTCTTAGTCAAATATTGTTTGATACTATCAATGTATGTCACACCCGTGAAACGGACTTGTTCTTTACCGTTGTCCATTACAACAGTCGTGGGCCATACAGACAAGCCAAACTTATCGGCCGTCTTTGGAAATTTATCAGTGTCTAAGTAGATGACGTAATAGCCTTCTCGCCGCAGTTGTTCAACTACAGGATACATTTGGGGACAATAATGACACCATTTGGCCCCAAATACAATGGCATAATTTTTCAAACAAAAGTCATCTTTGCAAACATATGGTGGGCATAGACAATCTTTCTCACATTTCTCGCACTTGTCACACTTGTCATCAGTAGAGACTTGCGTTGATTGTGTCCAACCAATTGGATGCTTCATACTTACTTGATTGCTTTTGATTTCCTTCCAAGTAATCGCTTTAACCACCCTTTCTTCTTGACTAAGGGCACTGTAGGCGTCGGGTCGGAGTTCACTGTAGACGTTTGGTTCAAGTCCATTGCGTCGTTCGCTATGTCCAAGATTTCGTCGGCTTTTGTTTTCCAATTGACTGGCTTCTTTGTACCAATCGAAATAAGAAGGGACCGAAGCCACCGTTTCAGACGTAGCCACAACCCCAGCATTTGTATCTTGCTCATTGGCGAGACTCAGTGTCGGAATAAAAAGAACAAAGGCGATTACCAGTATACAAATTCGGTTCATCATCGTCTTCCCTCGGAGTGTTGGGTGTGACAATTAAGTTCCGGCTCAATTTAATCAAGCCTACATCGGCTCTACGTGTCCGATATTGTTTCTTCCAATCATGTGCAAATGAAACCATCATTACCTCCATTCAAGTTCCCTCGGAGATTAGTACAGGTGGTAATCGAGATGCTGTCGTGGGTATCCTATATATGTTGACAAAGCAAATGAATCTTCTTGGGATAACATGTGATCAATGACACTGGCGTCAGCCCAAAATGAACCAGTCGGTTGATCGAAGCGTGTCGGTCCAGAAATCCAATCTGGCCCCCACGAGTTCATCATCAAACCACCTGATCGACGAATGCTATCATCTACGCCTGCTAACAGCATGCAGTGATACCATTTACCATCTCGTTGTGCGAATCCATCCACATCCCGTTCTGATTTGAAGCCAACATTGGAACAGATTGCAACAGGATAACCATTGCACACTGCATCTCTGGCTTCTTCCCATGTCTTAACAAGTGTAGTCGTTTTGACAGGATGTTCTTTTGCAAATGGCTCAAGTTCATCAGGTACGCCACCACCCCACTCAGTGCAACGTCGGCAAATGTGTGCCCACCGACGTGCTTTCGCACCGCTGTAGTTTGTGAAGTCATACTTACCGTCTAAATATGCTTGACGAAGCAAAATGCCCCATAGTCTGCACCAATCAGCCGCCCATGTGCCATGCATTCCATCGCCGATAATTTGACCTTTACCGATTTCGACACGACCACCAGCATAGATTGGTTCAGTCGCACATGTTGTTTTCCACTCTCCGCGACCATGAGCAATTTGTACACAATCTAAGATATCAACACCCAGTCCCCATCCCTGTGAAACACAGTCACCGATACCCTGATCATGTGGATCAACAGGTTTCTTAGTAACTGCCTCCATGTACTTCCACAAAAAGGCTCGCTTACCAGCACCAGTGCCAGCTAAATGTTTTGCGGCTTGTCGGAAGTAGGGGACAGGATTAACAGCTTTGAATCGTTTGGTAGATGCTTTATTTGGCAACCACCCAGCATAAATTGGTCTTTTCGTGAGAGATGAAGCTTTTAGGAGATTCGTGATCCCCATCGACCCAAGTATAAGACTGCCACCAGTGGTTAAAAATTCCCTTCGATCCATTTGTGGCCTCACTCAGATAGATGATTTATAGCGAATTGGCATACTCACGTAGTCCTTGGGCAACTTCTCTCCAAACTTGAGCGTGTGACTTGACATCAGAGAGTTGACCGGTTTCGGCCATTGCTTTCAATTCTTGCATCAACTCATTTAAGACAGGTGTCCAATGTGCGATGTTCCCATTCAAAGCTTCTCGATTCGAGGTAGCGGTGGCTTGAACTAATTCAGAGGCACTACTAAACGAGTCTTGCTCAATAATGATAGCAACAGAGGCGAATGATTGGGCCAGCTTTAATGCGTCATCGCGTTTTGTGGGTGACTGAACATCCTCACACCACTCTTGTACTTTGCCAACGATGTTCTCACCGGGATGTAATGGTGGACCAGTATCGGCACCATAGACTTTGATTTCGTGTGTCTTGATATTTGAGTCACCAGCCAATGCACATGAGACAATGAACAAGTATGTTACATTCTTGTCGCCAGTACCACAGACGATTGTCTTCCCGTCATTAAAGACGCGAAGTCCAGGTGGTTCAGGAATGACCTTGTAATCGAACCCTGCTCCGATGCTTTCGGACAGATCAATGACAATCATATCACCAATCTTAACTTTGTCAGGTGCTTTGATGACAACTTCAGCTTTATCTGTGCGCGGCGTACCGTCATCGGTATCACCAATTACTGCTCGCATGGTTGATGCAGCCGTACCGTTGTTGCTGCAAGCTACAAAAGCGAGACTTACCATAACCATCAAAACGGCAATGGAATGTACCAATCTTTTCATGTTGATCTCCCTCGTATTGTGTTGTAGACCGGTCAATTACTTTGGCAATTCGCGTGGATTACGAGGCAACAATTTTTCATTGACACGTCCTGATCGTTCAGCGGTCGCTCGACCTTGGCTTGCCTGTCGATCCGGGGTCGGACTCAGACGCTTGCCTTGGTAAGCAGGTTTGTTATTTGGCATGTTTGCCATTGTTGTTCCTTTGTAATTTGTTCTGACCAATTGAAACGGCTTTTGTGCGGGCTGCACTTGCAAGCTTTTTCAGTTGGTCAGAGGGTTGTTGGTTAGCGCATTTTTCCAAGATGGTGGCCCATTGGATTAACGCATCATACTGGCCTTCCCAGTATTGTCGTGTTGCTCGGGCATTCATTTCTCACCAGTGTATTACGGCTGCTTGGTCTTTTCCAGACCAACGATGTGCTTTGTCTGCATAACAGTCTTCACACATACTTCCGTACACTGGCTTAATACTCGCACCACACAAGCAATAACCGTCTCTCAGAATATTTGTGTGAGGCTTTGATTTCTTTGAATCATTCCGATGAGACGTGCTCTTTCGGAATCGTTTACTGCTCCTGGGTTTTGTGGCCGTCCCGGATTGAATGTTGCTGGAATATCCCGACGAGTGCCGGTGGCGACGTTTGGTGCTAGGTTTTTGTCTGCTGGAAGTGGCTTGATCACACTCACACCTGTCATCACAAATTGAAGTCTGTTGTATGTCATTCCGTTTCTTTCTTTCGTCGATGTATTGACGTAAAGTTAATTGGAGCATCGTCTTGGTTATGTGATGAGGAAAATGCTACCCCTAGATGTCTAGGGGTAGCATCATTGATCAAGGCTTTATCCGACCGGTATCACTGGTGCTACCGGCTGGTTTGGGTTCTGCTGGTTTGTTGATCTCATTGCGAGCAATAGTTCCTTCAGAAGGATCAGCCTCATTGCCAACATCACTGTACGTGCCACTCGATCCCTTAGGATTACCGGCTTTGGCAGCATTGATGACTGAGGCATCATGGCTCATTGCTTGATTGAGACCTGAAGGATTGCTGGGGTAACCCGGCATGTTTGGTCTCCTATTTACGAGGTTAAAGTTCGTGCAGTATCCAAACCTCTGCACAGGTTATATGACGCAGGCTATTTCACGGTGACAGGTTGATTGGTCACAAATCGCAGAGCGATATTGACCACACCCATAACAGTTGCAGCAATCGCCGCCCACTGTGGATTTGCCTGAATGAGATCACTTCCTGATAGTGCTGCTACAACGCCAGCGATGGCAGTGATCGCGTTTGCCCAGAAAGTCTTCGATTGTAGAATGGGCTTCCCGTTCATGTTGTTCTCCTGTGGTTGAGGTTCATTAGGTTTCGGTTGAGGATTAACCGAATCACCATCGCCGGGTACAAGGTCATCATACGGATTACTCATGGTTTTTCACCCTCTTCGTTTTTTGTTTCAATGATGATACCGGCAATTCGGTCACTCAGATCAATAAGGTCATCTTCCCAACCTTCATATTTATCTTGGATTACATCACTGACGGCATTGACGATAGATTGACCCCAGCGGATCAAAGCTGGTCGGGCAAGCAGAAGGCCGGAAGTAACAGAGAGTCTGTGAAGAGTGTTAGTTAAACGCTCGGCTTGCATCATCAAGTCAGTCATCTTGCCATAGTTGGCAAGCATGGACGCTTCATCTTCCATTTTATTGCGGTGTGCCGCAATGATGGCATTGAGATCGATTAGGTTGTCACGAAGTAATTTGACTTCTTGACCTTCTGGGCAATCGATTGAAATTCGACGCCGAAACTGTTCAGTCAGGTAATCTTGCATATCATCCCGTGGGTCATCCTTTGGACCACCATGAGCGACACATCGCTCACTGCCTTCCACGGACACATTTCGACATTGTTCGCCATTGGGTAAGATACCCTTACATCGACGCTCGTCATCTAGGTCCGTGACTCGTTCAAAGGACATAACCGTCACAATCTGTATAAATGGAAAATCCAATACCATCTATACTATACCAGAATAGCGTGCATTTTGCCAATGATTTCTTGGATTTTATGAATTTTCCCAGAAATAACCTAATTTTGGGCTCAGATGGGTTGACAAGTCGCCCAAATTAGGTCATACTAATAATTGACAATTCGTTTCTACACGCTAGGATAGTGGTATGCGACAACTGCGAATCATTACGAAGACGCCCGACACTGAACAAGTGATGCTTGAGCCGGGTGTGCATGGGGCTCTGTACAACATCCCTGAAGTGCGTGAAGCAAGGGACGTAATCGAGAAGAATCCAGCCATTGAAATGCTCGGCATTCGGATTGGTGCCCGTTACTATTCTCTGGTTGTATCTCATGAAGATACACTGCAACCCCAACATTTTCAGCTAGATGAATGAAATTGAATGGCGTGATGTGCCAGGGTACCCTGGATATGAAGCTTCTACATTTGGGAGTATTGTCGGATTCAAAGGCCAATTGAAACCATGTTTGAATCGTAAGACAGGTTACTTGCAACTCCGTCTTTATCGTCATGGTGTTCCCACAACTCTAACTGTACACCAAGTCATTGCAATGACATTCCTCGGACCTTGCCCACCAGGGAAAGAAGTGTTGCACGGTCCACTAGGAAAGCAATTCAATGGTGTTAAGAATCTGCGATATGGGACTCGATCTGAAAATATGACACAATACTGGGAAGAGAAACATGGCCAATACTGATCTTGATGGTTCTCCTATGTTAATTTTGAGTTACGCCGAAGCGAAAATATTGAATGATGCTCTTGACAGTCTTGGTTTTGACAGCAATAATAGTCGTGTAAAGTATAAGCTTGAATCTTTTCTGAATGACCCTCGTTGTATAGAATGGGAGAACAAATGTCACACATGATCTATGATGATTACGACGAGTATGAAGAAAATGATCTTGAATGGGGTGATTATGGCTTCGATGACGATGACGATGACTTCGAGGACGAGGAGGTCTACGACGAGATGTCAGATTGGGAAGGCGATGACTGGGAAGATGATTTCGATGATGACTACGAGGAAGATTTCAATGATGAGGTTGAAAACGGTTGGCTATAAAACGCACATTATATGATCAGAATGGGGAGAAACTAAGCCGATTTGGTAAGGCTGGTGTTCAGCGTGCGTTGATGGCCCCCGTTAAAATTCTCGGCAACGCTAAGTCAGCCGACTATGCAATGGTCAGATGCGAAGAGACTGACACCTATATCACACGAGACGGGGCCGGTCAGCGATCTTGTACTTTCCATGTCATGTGGTGGGTTGATAACGAAGCCAGGGGTAAAGACTTTGAATTCTCTAAACGAGACTCAGCAATCAACCTCTTTCTGAAAAAGTCGAAAGAACCAATTCATGAAGTGGCATGACTCTAAAACAGGGTACACCAAAATTTTGGAGGTTGAACACAACTTCCCGCACCAAACGGTAATGCGTCCACCCGGTGGTGGTAAAGGTCTCGTGAATGTAGTCGATGGTGTCCCACAGCCACATGCTTGTGTCACTGATGTTACCAAATATGATGATGTGTGGCAAGTGACGGTTGGTGATGGGTATTTTATGATCACACTACGTGATCCAAAGCGTTGGTCATACGTTATGGGTGATATCGGATTAGTTATCGCCCGACACATCAATCAGGAGAAAATATAATGGGTTGGGCGTCTGGTAGCATGCTTGCAGAAGACGTGTGGGAGATTGTGCGACCACATGTCGCATGTGGGCAGCGACGTAAAGTCGCTCGTAAAATTTGGGAAGCATTCGAGTCAATGGACTGTGATACATTAGACGAAGCAGAGCAATTACAAAAGGATGCTGGCTACGATTACTTTGAATTCTACAAAATGGATGATAACGAAGATGAGTGCAACAAATTTAATTGCCACCAAAAAGCTGAGTATATTGGTAGTTTAACAGAGAGTCGAACTGTCCAAACATGCTCTAAACACGTTGATGACCTTGAAAACTATGAGGAGATCGGAGAATGATCGATCAGATACGCCATAGCCTATGCATAGGGTTAATACTGCAACTGTGTCTAGCAGCGACTGGGTATACACAAACGATTGCTAAGTCGAGCGTTCGCGTCTATGTCTTCGATGATAGTGATAAGTTCTATGACTCAATGGGCTCGGGGACTCTTCTAACGCCCACGCAGGTAATCACAAATTACCATGTCATCAAAGATCGACACAAAGATGATTCAATTGAGATTCGATTCTATGATGGCGAACGACGACAAGCTAAAGTTCAAGCCGAAGACAAGGTTTGGGATTTAGCCCTCTTGCAAATTGAGCCTTACCCTAAAGTCACTCCTCCTCCCATTGGTCGATTACCTAGCAAAGGCGACCATCTGTATATTGCTGGGTTCGGACAGGACTATGAGTACAAAGTCCAAAAGGGTGTACTAGAAGGCTATTATGCCCCGAAGACAGGTATGGATGGTGGATGGATGAAGATTGATAATACTGGTGCTCGAAATGGCGACAGTGGTGGCCCAATCAGCAACACAGCAGGTCAATGGGTGGGAACATTGTTTGGTTCAATTCAAGAGGGCGATATTCACACCTATGGGACACACGTAAGTCGAATCAAGATTGTCTTTGGTGACAAGATCAAACTCGGGTCGCCATATGATAATTACATTTTATCGGAGGAGAAACCAGATGGCAAGTGACAGCTACGAAATGATTAAATGGGTACCTTTTACGGAGCAGAAACCACCGTTGAACACAACTATTTTGATCTTTGGACCTGGACCCGGTGTGCATTTTGCCAAAGTATTGGATGGACACCTTGATGTTAATGTGGTTGGCTATTTTTCACATTGGGCTCCTCGACCAATTGGCGTATCAAAGCCGCAAGGTTGGATTGATTGGCTCGTTTCATTCGTGAGGTAATGATGAAATACTATGAGTTACGTGATGGGGTAATCATGCCAATTGTTCGTAAGGTTGAAATCAATTGTGCAGATTACAACGAACAAATGACGACAAAGTATTATACTGCTTGGTATAATGAAGACGAGAAAAAATCAAAATGGGTCATTGACATCCATCTTGGAACGGGGTATACTGTAGTGTGTGCTCATTTCGGTGAAGTGTTGATTGTCTTATCTCTTTTGAACAAAGCATTTCCAAAGAAGCGATAATGTTACAGCAGTTATACACAGTATCGTTGCTTATAAAACGCGATGATAAACCTGTTTTTCCGTGGACAGGCTTTTTTGGATATAAGCCTTGGAAAGAGAAAATCTGTGAAGCCCTGAGATCAGAAGGCCATGAATATGCTGCTAGAGTCGTCGAATTATGGGATGGCAAGACGGATTCGATTTATTTTGCAAACAATCTCATACTTGGGACAATCAAAATCGAAGAAGGTAAGAAATTGTACGACCAGAGTTATGATATCCATCTGACTCATACCAATCGACAAATTGTCGCACAGTGGCAAGATGATGAAGGCAATATTATCTGTGACACAAACAAATGTCCCACAGGATATGGCGTCACTGTATTAGAAGCAATTGGCAGCTTAGTATTGGGCACCATCAATACACATTTAATCGAAAATTCCAACGATATTCTGTCGCAACACTTTTCAATTTTTGTACCAAAATACACGGGGCATGCATGAAGATTTACATCGCCGGCCCGTTATTTACCCAAGCAGAACGTCAATGGAATGCTAAACTTGCATCCGCACTACGTCAACGATGCACGGCTGAAATTGCTTTGCCACAAGACTTTTGTCGGGGGACAACATCTTCTAAGGTAATGTTTTCTCGTTGCCTTTCTGAATTGACTACATCTCAAGCAGTAGTTCTCAATGCTGATGGTGCTGATGTTGATGCAGGAAGTGCATTTGAAGCGGGTGTTGCTCACCAATTAGGGATTCAATTGGTTAGTTATCGTACAGACCTTCGTCGGGCTGGTGATTCAGAGTTTGATGTGAATCTTATGCTAGCTCATGCAGGTGCATTCTTGAATTGTCATGGCGACACAGTTGATACAGTTGCTTCTAAACTTCTAAAAGAAATCAGAACAAATTACATTGGATACTAATGCTCGAATTGATTGAATACCCGCACCCATTTCTTCGGTATGTCTGCAAGCCTTTGAAAAAGGTGGACGGATCGATCAAGAATATCATCACCGAGATGATTCAGGTAATGCACGAAGAGAAGGGTAATGGTCTTGCTGCTCCTCAAGTAGGTCTGCCCTTTCGATTGATCGTGGCAACTTACGACAAGGTTGATTTTGCGTTTATCAACCCTATCATCACACGCATTCGAGGCTCAAAGCTAGTCAAAGGTAAGGAAGGTTGTCTCAGTTTTCCCGGCCTATTCTTGCCAGTTCTGAGGTCTAACAAAATCAAATTCACTGCATGGACGCCAACAGGCGACACTGTAGATGAAGTTGTCTCAGGTGACTTTTCTCGTGTACTACAACATGAGGTTGACCATCTTGATGGCACGCTAATTATCGACAAGATTGGGAATGATCTACGTATACAGAAGAAAGTCAAGCCATACATCGACTATGTAACCGAGCATGCGGATTATCCGCATTTGAATCTTGACCCTGACTTATTGGAGACCTACTGTGCGTAGATTTGTCTTTGGCCTATCCTTCTTAATCACATTAGTTTCTACTTTAGTCCCAATCGCGGTTATCATCTTGATAGGTTATGTTGCTATTTGCTTGTTGAAATATTATGGGGTGGATTTGACGCCGTGGAATTGAACACAGCACAAGACTGGTGGGATTTAGTTGACCAACATTGGGGAAATCTGTCGGCGATCATTTTGGATCAGATGGATGTTTTTCATGATGCATACGAAGTCCCTGGGGATAACAAATCTAACCCGACAGGTCGAGATATTGGGGATGAAATCGAATGGTTGAAAAAGAATCGTGATACTCATCTTGCTAGATACTTTCATGCTGCTTGGGGTTTGGCGAGCGAATCTTATGCTTGGACTCGTCCTAGCTGGGGTATTCTATGCGATCTATGTTCAGAAGAATTTGTCTTGTATGAGGAACAACTGTGAGTAACTTGAGTGATGACCTACGACAGCGTACACGCGCACATTCTGCGCCACGTAATGTGATGCATATCATCGAGGATGTGACTTCGCGTCTGCAATCCCTTGCTGATAAAGGTATCGACAGCGTTGTGTGGTCACATATCAAACAGGGTGCTTGGAACTTGACATCATCACAAGAAGAGTTAGTGTTGAATTATCTTAGTTGCGAAGGAATTGATGTGACTCATCACGTTTTAGATAGACGTGAACATAACTGGATCGAATTGAGTTGGTGACAAACTTTATAATGACACATGTCCGCCCAAATGACACACGTCCGTGGCTGTCTCCGTATAGTGCGCATAAGTGGAGTAAAGACCGTTAGCGGAGTGTGTCGGGCGGATGTGGATTATTATGATCAAATCTTTTGACGGAAAACCAGTACAATTCATCGAACAAGGTGAGTTTTACCTTGTGCCTACTGTTCGTGGACTGCCAGTTATTATACCCTCCCATATTGATGAAGGCACTGAGGGACCGACTACACGTCATTGGCATGTAGATCGACGCTGGGGTCCAACATGCCGTGAAATAGATTTCTGGTCAGATGAAACACGCGAACAATTTGGTATGGTAGGTGATGATGAGTTAAGTGCCGCTATCATCAAGGATGAAGGACAGCCAATTGAATACCAAATGAAGAGAGCCACGGAGACATTGGTTTGGCCTTCGGGTGGTGTATTTGCAAGTTTGGTTTGGCTGTATCATCACTTTGGACACTTACCAGCCACTGATGGACATTGTGTCCATCATCGAACACAATTAACTGAGCGAGTGGGTGAGTTGATCTGCCCCGCACACGGTCTAAGGTACAAATTAGATGGATCACCACGATTCCAGGGTCCATTCTTTTTGAAGATTAGATATTGTGACCCGTATGATTTCCAGTTAAAATATTGTCAGGAGCCATTGAAATTCGACGAGCCTATCGTCTTTGATGTTCCTCGACAACACGCTGATACTTTCCCAGTCGTTTCGCTCGTAGATAGCATAGATGAAGAGGTTATGCGAGTGAGTCTTGCTTCTACTGAGGATAAAATTTCAATCACCGTTAAATCTTGGCCCAGTGACAGCTATTGCCCGAGTGTAAAATGAACTTTGACATTGATTTTCATGAATGGGATTTGTTTTGGAGTTAAAATGATAGAGCAACTCACCCGATTGTTCAGTCGCTTGTTTGAGGTTAGTCAGACTAAATGGACTTGGCGATGGTATGTTCTTCGCACGAAGTGGTTTGGGATCAAGATTCATTGGATTCGACCCGAAGTGGATGAATGGCATACGCATCCCTGGAATGGCTTTTCTATCATATTTGGAAGCTACCAAGAACAATTGAAACCGGATGGACCTTGGTATACACGACGCTTCGTGAACCGAGTTGGTGTCAAACGGAAACACCGGACAAAGGGTAATTGTCTCACTATCTTTATTCACGGACCACGAGTCAACGATGGTTGGTACTGGGGTGAAGAGAATGCCCCTTGGCGTGGTCCCCAGCGACAGGTATCTAAATGAAAATCACGATCACATTAAAAGACCCGGATGGTGTCTATGACGCTGTCCATGATGCAGTAATGAATGAAGTCGAGCAATTTGAAGGTTTGTATCCAGAAGAACAAGCAGAGTTAATCGAGTCTCGGACTGAACGTATTTTTGAAGACCTGTCACCTTTTATAGTATACGGCGAGTATATCAGTGTCGAGATAGATACTGATACACAACAGGCTCGCGTATTACGTGAAGATGACTTCCAAACATACCCTTATGCGGGTATAATTCGTCATAGAGATAATCTTGTTGTTCTAAAAGTCGGTACTGTACTTGCCAACTCAGTATTGTCAGCTACAAATGAAGCAATTGGTTTACTAAAATCAATTGTCTCTGAAAACCCACTTTTGAAGACAGTGGAGTTGGTGAATGTTGGGGCTCCTATTTGATGTTTACTTTGAGTCAGCATGGTTTTGACATTTGTGTTGAGACATTAGTTGAATCGTCCACTGATAGTAATGATATTGATCAATACGGGACTCCCTTAGAAGTACATTCCGAGTATCTCATTTCAATCATGCTCCCGGAGAAAGGTTTACATTGGGATATCATCCTCCGACTTGAAGGTAATCCGGGACCAGCGACTGCCATCCATCAATGCTTTAAGCATATCATGCTTAATTTTGGACACCCTCTTGAAATGGTCGCGCGCTGCGACATTGATGACAAACAATTTATGATTTATCGTTTGAAAGAAGTTTTAGATTGTATGGTCATGGGAATGTGTTTTGAACCGTCGCGGATTAACCGACTTCTTGATGATTTACCACCCTGGGATTTATCCTGCGGTAGGTATGCAGTCCTGTCAGTGGAGAATAAGTGTGAATAATATCGAATACAGTTTTGATAGTCGCGGTCAGCGAGTCTACAAAGGCGATACTGTTGTTGTAATTTTTACTACTAGAGTCATCTCAGTGGGTGGCGTTCAAATTCGAGCCCAAGAAAATGTCTTTTTCCGACGACCAGTATTGGGTGTAGTGAAAGTATTTTTAATTCGATCTGGAAGGTTTACCAACCCAGTTATTGATCTGATAGTTGACATTGATGGAAGATTGGTGCATTTGAACATGACAGTTGGGACTCAGGTGTACAAATTGGAAAATGGACTTGACAACGCCGGTAAGTAGGCTATACTTGAGGTAGCCTTAACTTGGGAGACAAAATGGATAAGCAAGAAGAGAAAGTCTATTGTGTCAAGTATGCCCTGACATCGGGCATTTTCTTCATGACCGGAACAGAGGAACCTAATGGTCGGTTTATGCGTTGTGAAAATGGTTTCTATACATCCTTTAGCTCCAAAGAATGGGATCGCACGGCTGCGGGTGCTTTGGAGAAATCGAAGGCTTTGTTGGAGAAGAAACTAAAATTACTAGAAAAGCAACAAGACAAGTTGCGTAATTTGAAATTGGAACTACCATGCAACACCGCATAATTGTCACCATTGATAATAAAAAAGTCTATCGCAGTAGACCTGTGTATGATGACTTTAATAAGCTGAATGAATTTCTTGAGAAAATCAATGACATGACATCGCTCCGTATGCCTATACGTGGTGGTAAGTTCTATATACCACAAGCAATGATTCGACGCTCCGTGTTTCAGATCAAAAGGGTACCCTGGTATGCATTCTGGCTTCGATGAAGAATTTGACGAAGACACCAAGGATGAAATTCGTCAATTATTTGACAGATGGGAGTTTGCTATGATGGACGAAGCAGACGCTATTTCGCGTGTATCCACAGCAGAAGAAGAACTCGACGGATATAACATCAACCCACATAATCCTCCCTCTTGGCTACAATAAGGAACAACATGAACTACGATGAAACCCCACAGCGATCCTCGAATGAATTGATCCTCAACCCTGGGGAACAAGCATTTCTTCAAGACAAAACGACCGGTGGCGTACAGACACATGTGGGTCCAATTGTTGTCACGCAAACTGGACAGCTACGACCAATCCAATTCAAAGATGGCGTGTTCAAAGAAACTAATCTGCAAGGGGCAGTTTCTCAGTGCGTGTCTGCACAAAAGGGCCAATATTTGGTCTTGCAAAATCCCACAGTCGAAGAAAACGGACTGAAACATCCTACGATCAAGAATACCAATGCCTCGGTACCCGAATTACGGCATGGGGAGAAAGTGGTAGTTCCTGGCCCTTGCGAATTTGCCATCTGGCCACAGCAATCCGCTGAGTGTATCGATGGTCACCATCTACGTACTGACCAATATCTGGTCGTGCGTGTCTATGACGAAAAAGAGGCTCGTGAGAATTGGAGTCGTGCCATCGTCACAGCCGATGATGAAGAAGCACTCGCCACTCAGAAAGCCACTGATTTGAATTTGACGTTGGGTCAGTTGTTTGTGATACGCGATGTGTCTTTCTACATCCCGCCCACTGGCGTCGAAGTTGTCAAGGACGAGAACGGGAAGTATATCCGAGATGCTTTGACGCTCGAAATGTCCGAATATGCGATCCTGGTTGATCAAAATGGGAACAAACGTTACGAAAAAGGCCCGCAGATCGTTTTTCCGTCCCCTACGGAAGAGTTTTTCTCGGAAAACGGTAATATCAAGTTCAAGCCCATTGAATTGACGCCCACACAGGGCCTGCATATCAAGATCAATTGTGATTATACTGATACGTCGTGGCCAACCACGGCAGGAGTAACAGAAAAGCGTTTCCATGAGGGTGATGAAATTTTCATCACTGGTGCCCAATATCCAATCTACTATCCGTGCGAGGAGCATTCGATTATCCGCTACGGTGATAATCTTGTGCATTACGCAACCGCTGTGTCGGCTGGTCAGGCTCGCTATGTGATGAACAAAGATACAGGTGTCATCACAACTCGTCGTGGCCCAGACATGATTCTGTTGAACCCAACCGAAGAAGTCTTCGTGACGCGAGTTCTGAGTGACGCTGAATCATTGCTCATGTATCCTGGGAACGAAGAGTCATTGAAATACAATCGGTCGCTTCGATCTCTCAAAGTCGAAAGTGACGAGTCAGTAACATCTGCTAACATCGCCCTGGGAGCCACAGCACGTGCTCTCTGTGCATCATCGATCTCGGCCCTCCCTGATCAGATTATCCGTAAGACGAGTTACACGAAGCCGCACAGCGTCACTTTGGACGACCGCTTCGCAGGTGCTCCCACATTGAAGATTTGGACAGGCTTCGCCGTCTTGCTGACCAAAGCCGATGGGTCTCGACGAGTCGAAGTTGGTCCAAAGGTTGTGGTCTTAGATTTTGACGAGACTGTCGCCCCACTACATCTGAGTACCGGCAAGCCTAAGACTACCGACACACTTCTGACCACTGGCTACTTGGAAGTCAAGAATAACAAGGTCAGCGACATCATTGAAGTTGAGACTTTGGACGGTGTTCGTGTCAGTCTTAAAGTCTCTTACCGTGTCAGCTTCAACGGCGAACCAGAAAAGTGGTTCGACGTTGATAATTATGTGAAGTTTCTGTGCGATCATGCCAGAAGTCGGCTAAAAGGAACGGCTCGACGGCACAATATTCGTTCATTCTACGTCGATACGGTCGATATCGTGCGGAATACGATTCTTGGCGACAAAGTCGAAGAGTCACCCCGCCCTGGCTTGCAATTCGAGGAGAACGGAATGCAAGTCACTGACGTGGAATTACTAGCTGTGGAAATTTCGGACGCTGATATTGAGCGTCTGTTGTCGCAGCAGCAACAAGAAGTTATCACCAATCAAATCCATATTGACAGAGCAAATCAAAAACTTGAAGTTGCAAAGGCTGAGCAACAAGTCGAATTGGCTAAGTTGGAATTGTCAGAAGAGATTCGAGTGAGCAAGCATGCTCAAAGTTTTGCAATCGCCGAAGATCAAGCGGCTTTGGATCATCTATGCAATTCTGAGGCTTTGGAACGGGCGGATGAAGCCATTATGTTGGCTGACAAGGATGAACAGGAAGCAAATATCCATCACAAACATCATTTGAGTCGTCGAGACTCTGAATGTGCTTTGGAAATTGAGATTCAAAATGCGGAGACGGCTAATATCGTCTCGCGGTTCCAAGCTGCTAACGGCGACCTTGCCACTGCCATTCGTGAGTTGGGTGACAAGGACTTGTTGACTAAAGTTGCTACAGCAATGGGTCCGATGCGGATCATCGGTGGGGCTTCGATCCCTGATGCTCTGATCAGTATCCTTGGTTCAGATAACCCGGTTGTCAAACGCCTTACCGATCTGGTGAAGAATGCCAATGAATCTTGATGATCTGAAACAAGAACTTCGTGCCCTTGGTGTCCGCGTCACATCTCGATCTCGTTCAATTGTGGGCGGAAAACGAATTTATTTGACGCTTATCGGCAATAATGATGCAGTGGCAGGTCTTGAAAACAAAGTCGTGTTCGGACGAGACAATTACATTCAGAGACTTGTTCGCAAGTATTACCCCGATGCACGGGTAACATCAGCAGGATATCTTCCAAGCCGATACAACATCACAATGGCTCTGGACTGATGGAACGGTTGGTAAAGTTTGCTTACTACGCGGCGATGGCAAAGATTGCAGCCAATGGTAACAAACGCTTACGGATTCATGGTATGACACCTGAGATACAATCACTAATGGAAAAACTCGGATATAAGGTGACTCGCGTTGAAGATAGCAATTGATTTTGACGGCACAATTGTAAAGCATCGCTTCCCTGAGATTGGAGAGGAAGTGCCACATGCTTTTCTTTGGATGCATCGGTTTATTGAGCAAGGTGCTGATCTCATTTTGTACACGATGCGGAGTGACGGTCAACGATATGGTGATGTACTCACACAAGCTGTTGATTTTTGTGCCGAGCATGACATTCATTTCTTTGGTGTAAATGACAACCCTGATCAAAGTAAATGGACTTCGTCACCAAAGGTCTATGCTAAAATCTACATTGATGATGCTGCTTTTGGTTGCCCACTTGTAGATGATCCACCATACCGACCTTATGTAGACTGGACTAAGGTTGGACCTGCGGTGTATAGAAGGTTTTTTGAATCATGATCGCACAACGTCTTGTGAAGTTTGTTTCTGAATTCTTACAACGTCGTGCCATGCAGCGGGCGACAAAGAAGGAATTCATTCACATCCAAAAATTGCTATCCTATGGCACGAATGTCAAAGTCAAATTGGCAGATAATGTGGATGCCGAAGAACTAAGCTTGTTACTGGCAATGTTTGGATTTGAAGTTTGTGTTACAGAGACCACCCCTTTTGAGACACGACGAGGCATATTGACAATCCCACCCAAACCAAAAAGAATTATGGAGGTACGATGGCTATTGTAAGTGACATCTTTGAACAGTGTACAGGAGCACAGGCTTACAATAGTGAAGGTAATCCGACACAAGAATTTACTCAGTGGGCATTTCAACATGAAGATGTCATCTTGGCAGCGATTAGACGAATAAGATTTCATATCCCCGACTCTGATCCAAGTATTCAGAATCGTTTATTAACAATGTCAGAGTATGAGCGTATCGCTAGCATCCTCCGTAAAGCAAAAGCGAGAGGGGTAGCAACTGACGTTCTATGTAGGATCAATAGTTTCGTTGACACAGATATGATTTTGGATTGGTTGCAAAAAGCCGGGTGGGATGCAAGGTTGGATGGCAACAGAATCTTGAAGGTGACATGCTAACACTCAAAGCACTAATCTTTGACGATGAAGTCAAAGTTAAGATTGAAATGACGACCCGAGGGGATGAAAAAGGTAATTTACCCATCAGTCCACGTTGGCGTAATGCTGGGAAATGTATTTTGCGTGACAATCATATCTTAGGCGATTATGAATTGGTTCATGTAGACGCGGAGCCACCAAAATTTGCTACTCATTACTATCAAATGCGGCAACAATTCAATTTAACCTACAAAGAAAGTTCCAATGGCAATCGAAAGCCTACTTAAAATCATAGCCAACAAATACTCTGAAATGGATATATGTGAGTGTGTTGATGCTGCAATCTTGAATTTTCTGGATGACGACTGGGAAGAATTCGCCGACAACGAATTTGATTGGTACAGTGAGTATGGCACCGGCGAAGCTGAGTCGGAAGTCATTGGCATGCTAATCAAAGAATTTCAAGTCCCTGAAGACATTGTGTTTGATTTCATCGACAGACTACAAGTATTATACCCGTGTCTACAACACATTTGAGGAGAGTGCTTTGATTACTTTCGTATTGAGTGCAGACGGTGATCGTTATGGTCACATCTATGATGGCAATGACCTTGTGTATACTGGGGATGTCAGCGGCGAATTGAATCTCGCCAATATTACCAATATGATTTATCAGATTATTGTGTTGACAAATGACGAAGAGCGTCAAATAATCGACCAGTATAAGGAAACGTTATCGGCCCTTTTTAATTTAATTTGTGAGTCACGGATCACCGAACACCAAACACGAGTCAATACACTGACCCATGAATTAAATCAGGAGAAGGAAACATTATCCATGTTTGTCAATCATAGGAACAGTCAAAACTAACCGGATAGTTGGGACAACGCTGTTTTATACATGAAAATGCTGGTGCTTTTGATGTCACAGTCTACATTATATGATTTGAGGAGACTCATCTTAGATTCTTGCCTAAATATAAAAACTACCATACACATGGTGGATGATAATTCGCAGCTTGAAGCGTTCTCAGATAAATTGAAAGTCATCGTACAAGCGAAAAACAATTGCTTTTATGTATCTTGGTGTACAAATCCACCAATGAAACTCGAACAAGAAACGCCTCTTCCAACACATAAACATAGTAATCCACACACGGCGTTGCAACAAATCCTCTTAATCTTAGATGGTCATCAATGAAAAAGTTGTGATAATGTTGGCTGAATAGTTTGGTGTGGGTCATTTTAGTATCCTGATATTTTGCTTTACCGCCCTGGACCAAGGACTTGAAGCAACCATTTTCGGTTGCCATACGTCAGATAACCACTTTATGCCCCTTCTGGGTCTTGATCTCATTGGCAATGGCAGGTATACTGGTATATAGTGACAAAACAATGAAAAATTGGGTTATTTTACTCGGGATTTGGATGTTTCAACCATCCTATTATTCTGGTCAAGCACCGGTGCGCCCGCAAGTGGTTGCCGAACAGCGACCTTACTATAATGGAGCGTACAATTGGAATCATATCTGGATTGGCGGTAACCATATGTATTTTTTTGAGGGTTGGTAATGACAACTACTATTTCGGCAGAACAAGCATTGGACTTAGCACAATACACATTGGATCATATTCGTCAACGTCGTGGAGCGTCATGGCGTAAATTGATCAAAAAGCATCAAGCTAAAAGGGCTCGACTTCGACATTGGTTTGGTTGGTTTGGTTGGTATGCTCCTCTGACAGACAAAGAGACAAAACGACGAATCATATTAGATACAAACGGAATTACACCTGATTTGCATTATTTCTATCAGTACGAAGAAGCGAAACGCTTGAAGTTTCTCGCTTTGTATTCCAATTCTCCCGTGACGATTTCAGCAAAATCTTACAGCACCATTTTAGGAGTTTAAGATGTCCGACACCTTCAGTGATAATTATGATTTAGAGTGGGGAACAGCTTCCGCTCGTCAAGACATTGATGATCGTCTGGGCGTAATATACGAGATAGTTAATGATGTTGTTCTTGGTAGAAAACCACCAATCTACATTCAAGATTTGGTGTATATGGACAACCTGTCGGAAGAAATCACCGCCACTCTCACTGAACAAGAGTGGCGATTACTTCGCTTTGCTCTGAAACGGGCGCAGGAGTCATTATGACACATCAACTAGTCAAAGTTCGATGGAAAGATAGCGTTCAGTCCCAACCTGAGTGGCAGTATATCGAAGACCTTAATGAATTAGAACCTGTGGAATACATCTCAGTAGGATGGGTGGTTCAAGAATCGTCGCAGAGTGTCAGTCTAATGCCAAATATTGGTCTCAGCGAACCATTACAAGGTTCAGGATTGATTACCATTCCAATGGACGCTGTCATTGAGATCGAAAATTTGGGTGAATCAAAATGAAAAATTGGTGGTACATACTTGTTGAGTTGGGCACATTTGCCTCTGGCTGTGCAACATTTTTAGTCACCTTTGCATGGCTTATTGGGTCGTGGTATGCAGAATATTTCTTAGACTTCTCGCCAGTAATCGGTATGCTAGCCATGTTTGCTATCTTTGCCACCCTTTTCAAAATAACTGAGTATGTTGCTTCCCGATCCAACTGAGCGTGGCAGAGATGTCATCGAACAATGGTGGTTTGACAATGTGAAGGGTGACACCTTTACATGTGATTGCGGGCAATCCTGCAAATTGAATGATGCAATGACACTATCACCTGACCCTTATGCAATTCCCGTGTGCTATGATTGTTTCAAAGCCGCGATAATCGATGAGTAGGGCGAAGATCGATGCGGGAATTCATGTGTTAAAGACAGGTGATCTTCGGATTCGATGTGACAACCCGGTGCTTGATGTAAGCTTTCAGATTAAAGTACCTTTGACTCGGTTAATGTAGTAATTCAAATGTTACTTGGAATGGTAGCCCTAATGCAAAAACTTGATTCTAAAGATTTTGAGAAAGCAGTCGATGCACTTCGACACCTAACCCTTAAAATGCAGGCTCATGGTGATATGGGTATGGTACAATTACGTAATTCGATGTATCTCTTCTCACAGTCTGTGAATAAGATGCAACGAATCTTAGGAATGCAGGCAGAAAACGATTACAGACAAGCATGTGGCGACCAAGTCGCCTACACAGAGGAGGATTTTCTTGATGTTTAGATTCATCTTGTACCGTTTGTGGTGGCTTGGTCGGCGACCCCGTATCGTGTCGAAGCATATAGGACGTTATGTCCGAGTTCAAATGGATCACAATGTGATTGATGGTATCGTTGTTGCTGTATATGGACCAAATAATTTTCTGTTTTATGCCATTGATTCAATAGCACACGGAAATCTACATTGTGATCCATCACGACATTATCCGACCCATCTCGGCTACTTTGTGGCACGGGAACGAGGATTACCGCACAGGCGATGCCGATGATTCTTGATCTGGACGATAATCCCGTTGACACAATCATCAAAGGTGAAGAGTACAAAGTCCCTTGCGTAAATGGACTTCCTGTAGTGTTACCTTCGCATGTGGATGAAGGTACTGATGGAAAGACGGCACGTCACTGGCATGTGGATAGGCGGTGGGGTGATACGATGCGACCCTTGGAGTTGTTTTGTCGTCGTACTGAGCAGCACGTAGGTGGTCGCCAATCATTACAACATAACCTTGATGTGGCGATTGTCAAGGATCAAGGCGAACCCATTGAGTACAACATTCTACGGGCTCAATGCACAAATGTCATTGCCACAGGCCAGTTATTCTCTTCGTTGGCCTATCTGTATTTGAAACATGGTACCGAGACATCTAAAGATGGGTTCTGTGTCCATCACCGTACTCAATTGCAATTTGATACACATCATTCTTGTATGACATGTCCCGCACATGGTCTACGATACAACCGTGACAGTACACCTTTCTACAAAGCTCCGTTCTTTGTAAAATTGGCAATCGATCATGTGCTTATGGAGTCTTGTGAATTAACTTCAATGAAGCTCCGATTCCATATGAGTGAGGACATTGAAATGACAGACTATACTCTGTATTTGATGGACTCGAATGAAAAGATAATTGCATTTTGCGACAATTCAATGCCCTCTCCAATAACACTATCCAAAGATGACCATTTTGTAGTCACATTCGGAGCATGGCCATCGTCTGACTTTTGTCCAAGCTTTGCACACAAGTCCGAAGAATGCGAGCAGCCAGTGGAATTTGAAATTGACATTGAATACAGCTACTTGCCTAACTGAACGAGTTTGTTCGCTTGATAATGATGCCTTGATAGGGATCGAAGACACTAATCCCGAGGATCGGTTAATGAACGGTGTATTTGATTTACTATACCGAGACTCATTACGAACAGATGCACGTCGAGGAAGCACACCAGGGACAGCCTGGAAAGAGTGCCGGGGATGACTATCACGCAGAGATACATGGCTGATGCGGTTGCTAGGAAAATTAAACATACGGGTCGATTTCATTCAGGTCTTGCAGGATTCGCTGAATCACATTCACAGCACCAAGCCGATATTGAAAAACAAGGACATCATAATTGGGATACTAGGTTTCGGCAACTGCTTAAAAAATATGGTGTTGCTACCGAAGTATGTGCTGAAAGCTGGCCCGGTCAGCGATTAAAAGAAGCGTGCGATGAATGTGTTCGTTGTTGGTCTCTTACAAGTCATTGGAATGTAGTTTCTGCGAAACACACTGGGTATGCTTATGACATCAAACGAGGAGCAAACAAAGTTTGGTATGCTACTGGACTTTTTATTTGATACACTGAGTTTGTTCGTGCTACTTGGTATTATTATACCATGTAACATGATCATCATAGTTGCACCTTTCTTAGTGTTTTACGCAATGGGTTGGTCGCTTTGGTGTTCGATTGGTCTGGGAATTGCAGTATATGCAATTAGTATTCTTGGCACGTGGCACATGAGGAGATACAAATGATCCAACGAGGCATATATTGCGGTGAAGAGGAACAATTTCGTGGTCGCATTGCAAATATCTGCATCAATGGTGAGTATCTGCGGGCTCAATTTGACAAGGGCAAGTTGTGGGAAACCCACAGTCGGTTGGCTTTTCACACCAATGACTGGAAAGTGATTGAAGATGATATTGAAGAGGATGATACTCCTCTTTCTTATCCTGCTAAACGTGAACTTTCTTCCAAAGGACTCTTGTGCTTCTTTGGTTTGTATGCTATATTTGTAGTAGTGTTGACTTTCGTTATTGGGTTGATGTATCAAAGTTCTGTTGCAGGCTGGCTATTCGGCCAATGATCAAAACACTTGAAGGAAAACCGACCGACTGTGTTCTTGCAGGCTACGATTATTTGGTACCGGCAGTACGAGGAATCCCCGTCGTTGTGCCTTCACATGTTGATGAGGGCAATGATGGTAAAACTTCTCGACATTGGCACGTGGATACACGTTGGGGTAATTCATCAAAGCCTAAGCATTATTGGAATAATGAAACCATTGAAAAATTTCAAGTCCACGATGATCTATGGACTTTGATTCTTCGGGACGACGGACAGTCTATTGAGTATGAGCGTTTCACTGCCGAAAAATCCTTCATTTGGCCCACGGGAAGTGCTTGGTCGAGTCTCGTATGGCTTTATTATCATTTGGGCGATCTACCTGCCAATAATGGATACTGTGTGCATCACCACACTCGCCTTGACAAATGGGAAGATGAATTGGTCTGCCCGTCGCACGGCATGCGATTCAAAGCCGATGGGTCACCGCGATTTCAAGGTCCCTTCTTTGTTCAGCTAACTTATGGTGACGCTGTCTCTAAAGTACCGGTCACATTTGATCATGAGTTAGAAATTCCTTTCTCAGTCAAAGTTGAAACACGGGCTCGATTGCAATTGATTGATTCTAATCAGGAAATAGTTGTTGAATCATGTGATTACATTTTGCTGCCACCTGACGGCGAGTCCTACCTGATTGAAATTATTGCTTGGCCCTCGGATATAAATTGTCCTGCTTTTGCAGAGGAATATTCAAGACCATGAACGAAAACCAACTCAAATGGGCTGACGCCCTAGAATCCGGCGAGTTCAAGCAGGGACAAAATGCTCTTTGTACTATTCATCCTACGACGAAGGTCAAAACGTATTGTTGCCTCGGCGTAGCTTGTGAAATTTATCAACGAGAAGTGGGCGACTTGAGCATCGAAGAACATGACATCAATGACATATACGGTATGGCCTATGGCATACACTGTATGATCTATGATGACTCAGTTGGTTTACTGCCTGACAAAGTAGCCGAGTGGCTTGACTGTACATATGAGGGGACGTTGAATTCTGGGATCGGAGAATCGTGCCTTGAATGCAACGATGTCAGACGTGAGTCATTTCAGCAAATTGCCAAGCGTATTAGGGACGGTGAATTGCATGTACTAAGGAAAGCTAAATTGAACGATGCATAAGATCATTTTCCTTGATATCGATGGAGTATTGAAGCCACACCTGGATTCAAAGATTGCCCATCAATGCATGTGGCAATTGAACAATCTACTTGATCTAACACAAGCAAAGCTAGTCATTTCGTCATCGTGGCGGTACATGGTTCTTGGCGGAAGTATGACGATTGAGGGGTTTGATAATTTGCTCTGTACTCATGGTTTACAAAGTTGTTGGAATCCGACAGTGCTAGGCACAACATGCTCAGATGAGGATGCGAAATCACGTGAAGAACAAATCCTTGGATGGGTGAAATCTTATGAACCCACACACTGGGTGGCTCTGGATGATATGTCATTGAAACTTGAAAATGCGATTCATGTTGATCCAGTTATCGGTTTGAGTGGGCGAAATGTTGCCGACGCTGTAGCAATACTGACTGATAGTTTGTTTGATTGGAAAAAGTTAGATTCGCGGCTCCGTGTTGCAATGTCTACATTTGCATTGAATGAGACGCGGGAAGAGATTGACTCAGCCGTTGCTTTTTTGTTTCTTCCTGATTCATCGTCTGTAGACATCACATGGGACGACGGCTACCATATTGATGTTTATGATGCACGTGACCCATTCCTAATGGCGGACCCGGTCACAGAGATCAATGTTGACAGCCCGCAAGCATTATTGATAGCCGTGAAAGGATTATTACAATGATGCAGCACATGAATCCAAAACTCTGGTGGTACTTCATCAATGCATGGTTAATTGTATTTTGCATCCTATGGCTTCTTAATCGGTGGATGCGATGACTGAGATTAACGATTTTCTACGAGACCCGGATAACTTTCGTATGTTTTCACGCGAGTATTTGAAACTCCAATTATGCGCGACTGTCGAGCAATTAAAATGGGATTTGGGGTGGTCTTGGAAGAAACTGACGAAGAAAATGGGACGTAAGAAAAGTGTCAAGAAACGATTTGTTGAGTGCGAAGCATCCCTTAATGATATTGCGGATGCGATGGCGGCAATGCGATACGAATTCTTGATCACGGCCAAAAAATATGATGACCTGTTTGATTGGAGGACTTTGGACCCACGGATCATCGTCCAATACACTAGCTTTGCGTTGGATGAGATAAGAGACGAAGAACATTTTGAAGTTGCCAATTTGATTTTGCCCGGCCCCTTACAAGTCGATATTCATTGGAAAACATCTGAAGACTTGAAAGACTATAGTGACAGTGACAGTGACTGTATTGATAATAGTAATGGTGCCTATGTGATTTGGCCCGGTGACATAGACTATGTTTGCTATTCATCACGCGAAGTCATTGATTTTATCAAGAGTTTACTATGAAGAAAATTAAGCCACGATACTCAGGGGGTAAATCAACGAAGTTCTGGAAGATGGTCAACGCTTTGCCCGATAGTGAACAAAATGAATGTTACTCGCTTGGTTGTGCATTACAAGACTTGGAAAGGCGAGTCTTGAGTGCTGTGAATAATGCTCGTGAACAATGCAAGCATGCTACTAAGGTGAAACCATGAAACTCAGCACAAGCTTTGGCGACTTTAACGTGTCGCATTTTGAGTACAACAAATTAAGGTGTGGACACTTCGTGATTGTCTCGGCTGTGATGGTCTCGGAACTTCTTATTGCTCTGAGACAGGTAGACGTATTCATTGCTTAAACTGCGACAAAGGTAAGAAACTCCATGCTCAAGAGCAGCGTTATAAAACGTTGGCAAGCTGCCTACAAAAAGATTGATATTCAAGTCCGTGTTTTCATTGCTTTTGTAGCATTGTTTGCTGTGGTCCTAGCCCTGTCACTCCTGGTACAGAGCCTGTAATGACGTATCCCGAACCCAAGCAACCCGACTATATTGGCATGTGGCTCGCACTAGTGTTTGTTTGGGTCTTAGTTATTGCAGGGACAGTGCTCCTATGAAACACATCTTCGACATTCTGGCTTGCTTGATCGTGACACTGAATGTCATGATAGGTGCTGGTGCTCTATTCTATGTCATCAGCTTATACGTGGATGTTGTGCTTGTTACAGAAATGTTGGAGCCTAAAATCTTTTCACGGTGTCAAGCTACTTCGTGGCGGCCTTTGTCTATTTATCCATTGTTTGGTGGTCCTGTAATAGGTTGACTCGATGATTACAGCATCACAGATTCGAGAAAAATGGATCAAGGAAGAAGTACAGGCAAAATTGTTACAGTACGGCTTTTGTTCATCACTAGACGACGATCATTTTATAATTTGGATTTAATGAACGCACACGACGCATACCAGATCACGTGTAGGGCTATGAATAAGCGACAAGAAGCACAAGCCGCTGCTGACAGACATAAGGCTGAGAAAGCCCAACGTCGGCGCGAGAAGGAATTGAAGAAATACCAGCCCGGTCAGTCAAAATGGCGTAAATTGATGAGACTAATCAGGTCTGCGGCAGCAGATGGTAAAACTGAAATCACTTTGGATTATCTCCTACCAGAACCCGTCGAAGGTATGCTTCTGGAAAATTCTTTCACTATCACAACTGGCACAAGATTAAAGAAACAATTTTTAACTGGGTGGGGTATAACAATTGCCCCTTGGGATTACATTCATTGTACGAGGATTGAATGGAAACTTTAACTTACCCGGTCACTGATAAGATTCGGCAAGACGCTATCACAGCGTGGGAGTTCATTCGTATCTCAGATCAAATCGACAAACGCATATTACAAGGTCTCTGCGGATTTGTGACTCATATTTCCAAGAAAGCGAATGAGCAACAGATTATGTTTGCTTTTAGACAGTTTATAATGAGTTACAACCCTATAGATCGGCGTCTTATTGTCACTTGGGACAATCCAATATTTGCTCTCAAGCAAATAATGCAGGAACAGGGTATTCGCTGTAATTACCGCCATCGAAAGTCACGATTGTATTTTCGTCTACGTGGCTCTGGTTCGGATTGGTCGGTACATAATGTACATTTGAAAGCTGTCCAAAAATTGTATCCGTTGGCTTATATAACAACATGTAAGCACAAGGCGGGTATGTTTGATGTAACTATCTGTGTTGATTGGTGATTTGTTGTTGGGAAATTGATGCTATGGATGCTGCAAACGCCTATGAAATTGCGAAGGGGGTCGTAGATCAAAGAAATACTGTGGAGGCAAGGGCTGAAGCAGATCAAGTCAAATCGTTTTTGCCCGGTGGCGAGCAGTGGCACAAGATCATGGTTGCTATCAAAGATGAGGCTATGTGTGGACGATTCATTACCATACTAAAGTATCCAATCCCTGATGCAACTCGCAAGATTTTGATTCAGCGTGGTTTCTTTGTCCTCGAACATGACGAAGATGAACCAGGGTTATATGTCACTCATAAAATCAAGACAACGGAAATCACTTGGCTCAAATTGAAGGTGTATGATAGCGGAAAAAGTGATGCAAGCAAATGATATCAATGACTGGGTTGCTTCTTTTATGCCCGGTACAACAAAATGGAACAATATTGTAGCTGCAATTCAAAATTCAGTATACTATCATCAATACTACACTGCATTACCATATCAAATCCCACACACAGTTGCCAATATTTTGAAGAAACAGGATTTTAGGGTGGTTGAAATTGAAATCGAAGTGGCTCGACCAATGAAACATATTGTCAAACACACGGTACTTCTATGGACTTAACGTCAGAACAAATTGAACGTATTCGACGCTGTTGGGATTTTGATACATCATCTGATCCCGAGAGTTGGTCTAGCGAGAATCCAGCTTTAGGTCAATGTGCTGTCACAGCATGTTTGGTCCAAGATTTGGTTGGTGGTGAGATTGTGTGGAATATGGCGATTTGTTCTGATATTGGTCGGGATGGTCGGTTTTCCCATTATTTCAATCATACACCAACTGGCATCATTGATTTGACCAGTGAGCAGTTTCCAAGAGGGACGAAAATCGGTAAGGGCATCCCTCGTTTGCTGGGCTTCAATACTACACGTGATTATGTGTTGTCTTACCGTAGCACATTTATTCGATACAAGACTTTGTGTGACCGATTCATTTGTCTAGGAGGTTGAAATGAAGACTCAGTGCCTCATAAACTGAGACTGTAACGAGCGTTCCGAATTCGGATCGGACGCGCACTGTTGCAGTGGCTGCTCAGTGCCTCATAAACTGAGACACGTGGAAGGACAGAGAATACACCCTCAAGTTGCCGGTTGCAGTGGCTGCTCAGTGCCTCATAAACTGAGACACGGTGCCGAAATTAAAGAATGGCGACCGTCAGGGCGTTGCAGTGGCTGCTCAGTGCCGAAGTCATCGACGCGACGGCGTTGCAGTGGCTGCTCAGTGCCTCATAAACTGACAGACCTGCGCCCACGGAATCTCTGACCGCGTTCAGGGAAACTGAAAATTGCCGCGTGTAAAATTGGCGGCGACTTCTCATGGTCACGAAATCTGTTTCGTGACCATCAATCTAACCCACCCCCGATCTCGTTTCGACGTTTCGACGAGTCGAGAGTCACCGTTTCGAGAGTCACCGTTTCGAGAGTCAGGGTGGTTATCTAACCGGACACTCTGTCCGACCGCGTTCACAGGAATGATTCCTAGCCGTGCGTAGACGAAAGGGCTAGCCAATCGACACACGCGGCACACCCGTTGCAAATCCTACAATTGACCCACCCGCTACAATCCGCACGACCGGCACAACCCGCCACTCGTTACACCCCACCCGATCCGAGTATTCGTCACCACCCGACTCTTCGATACAATCATCATAATTACACGCCTCTTCGAGTCGGGTGGTATAATCGTTAGAATCCTCATAGACGATACACCCCTCATATTCAGTATAGATGATATAATCGGAACCTCGCCGACGCAGGGTTCCGATTATACGGGTGGTAGTATCTATCCCCTCTGAAGCGTATATGCGCTATACTCCGGGTGGCTCGCCCGAATCGGTAAAACCGATTCGGGTGGTCGCATTAGTGGGTCGGATTATAGGCGCTAGGCGACTTAGGCGGTACAGTTTGATTGTACAAAGTGGGTGTTTTGTATCACCCGGCCGCGTTGTAGAGGTTGTATCGACGAGTCGGGTGGTGGGTATTATGACCGATTTGAACGATTTTTGGTCTGGGGTGGTGGTAACTATTGTAGCGATTCCGCCCATCGGGTGGCATTAAAAGGATCATAGAGGTTACCTAGATTCGGGCGATTGTGCTAGTAAATCCAATTGTACAAGGTAGTTCCCTATATCTAATATAATAAGGATAATAAGAAAGAAAGAAAGAATGATAATAAGAGTAATAAGAAAGAAAAGTAATAAAGAGAGTATATAGAGG